CGGACCGCAGGTGCCGGACTGCTGCGCTATGCTTCGGTGCGCGATCCGGCCCATGGCGCGAACTGGGCGGTGCTCGACTGCGCCGCGATCTCCACGCGCATGCCGACGCGCCAGCAGACCTGGCATTACATGATCCGTCCGACCCAGATCGAAGCCGTTTGCGAAATGCCGCAGATGCGCCTGGTGTTCGCTTACGCGGACTGGGGATCGGTCGATCCTCGCATTCCACCCCAGCTGGCCTGACCGCCACCACGCCCGGGCCCATACCGGACCAATTCAGTCCTGTTCACCACCGATCAACGGTCGTTGGTCGGTGGTGAACAGGGGCCAAATATCAGACGGAGGGATGTACTGCGTAGGCCGAGGCACGGTGCGGCCGAGTTGAATGTCGGTCGACGTGCTCGGTTCGCCGGCTACGATGTGGAATGCCTCCTCAGTAGCGGCCCACTCCAACGCTGATGCCGGGTCGCTGCGCCCTTTCCAGTACGATGGGGGAGAAGGTCTCGCGCTTGGCCGCTTGGCGATTGCCGACCATCTCGAACCAAGTGCACCAGACGGCATCCTCGTTGGTAATGGCTCTTTGGCCGACCTGCTCGACTGTCATCAACGGCCCGCCTGATTTGAGGCGGACAAGGTCACCAGGATTGAACTCCATATGGCACTCCGGTCAGTTGGCGATCGATCCAATATACGCGTTAGCAGCGAGTCGCCATTGGAGATCCTTTGGCTTCAGAACCAGCTATCTCGCTCTCGGTTGATCCACCGCGGTCGGTAGGGAATGTATGGGGTCTGCGCCTCCTGCCGAGCGGGCTGTGTTGGCTGCGCAGGTGATGCGACAGCGGCCGCAGATGCGGTGGGCGGCAGCGGTGGCACCGACGCCATCCCATCCGCCATCCGATCCCACCGCCCGTCGCCCCAGCCGTCCATCCCCATGGCCGCCGTTGCCGCCCTGGCATAGACGCGACAGTCGAGCGCCTCATTCCGCTCCCGCGTTTTGACCCACTCCATCTTGCGGAACCCGTTGCGCCCGGCACGGATCACCAATTGCTCAGCGGTCAGCTGCTTGCAGAACTCCTCCCCCGCGGCGTGGCTGGGCAGATGCACGTAGCCCGCGGGATAGTCCTCGCCTGATTCCTCCGTCGGCCGGTCCAGCTTCAGCCAGCCATAGGTCTCCCCTTTGAGATAGCTGGACCCGACCGGCCACACCTTGAGGCCACCTAACCTGGTGCCGTTGCGCCGCACCTCGGTCTTCGATGCCAAGCCCACCGCTTGGCGCAGGGCGTCCTGACCCTTCACGGCGATGACACGCGTGGACCCGGCGCGACGCACAAAGGCGTAGACCTCGGCGGTGGTCATGCCATCGCCGCTGTCCACGGCGGTCATCGAGATCCCCAGTTGCTGGCCGCTATCGTGGCGCCACGTTTCGTTGAGCAAGGCGCGCAGCTCGTCCCAGACAGCGCGATGGAAAGGGTTGCCTGGAATGACCCGATGATCCACCAACCAGGACTGCTTGCCATACCCCCAGGCCCAGATCGATGCCTCGACGCGATCGCGCTGAACGTCGACGCCGGCGGTCAGGAACAGCCCGCCCTGCGGCACCGTGCCTGGCGCCCACGTCTCCCGGCGATCATATAGACGCTGCCAGTCGGGCGCCTCGCCCGGCTCCTGCCACGTCTCGCCCAGCACTGTGTTCTTGAATGTCTTGATGGCGCGACCATCGCCCTGGGCCGCCTCCCAGTCCCGCGCGATCTGCTCCCAGGAGAGCCAGCCGATGGGTGAATAGAGCGCGGAGATGTGGAAGCCCACCGCATGGGGATCGGAGGCTTCCGCCGTCGCCCGCCAGGTGCCGGCGGCGAGCATGGCGGTCTTGTGGTGCTCCAGGATGGGGTGGTCGCAACCTTCGCAGTGATAGGCCACCGTATGGGGCGCCCCCCATTCCCACCTGAGCCGATCAAAGCGCAACCACTGCTCATGGCCACACTCCGGACACGGCAGGAAGTAGCGTCGCTGGTCCGTGGCTTCGAACTCGCGTTCGATGCGCGATGCCCCGGCGATGGTCGGCGTCGAGACGAGGTACACCTTGCGCCGCCAGCCAAAGGTGCGGGCCCGGGCCTCGGCCAGCGCAATGGGATCACCTTCGCCGTCGACATCGCCAGGATAGGCATCGACCTCGTCGAGGAACAGGAACCGCGCCGTCATCGAGCGCAAGCCCACTGCCGAGTTGGCCCCGGTCAGCACCAGGATGCCGCCCGGGAACTCCTTCGAGAGCTGGGTGTTGCCGCTGTCGCGGGCCCGGGCCGGCGCCACCCGCTCGCGCAGTGCCGGCGTCTCCTCCAGCAGGGGATCGATCCTCTGGCGGCTAAAGCGCTTGGCCAGTTCCACGGTCGGCTGCACCGCCAGCACCGGAGCCGGCACGTGGTGCATGATGTAGCCGAGCCAGCAGTTGCCGCCTTCCGTGGCGCCGACCTGAGCCCCCTTCATGAACACGACCCGGCGGGCAGGATGCACGGCCGACAGCGTGTCCATGATCTCGCGCAGATAGGGCGTGCGGCTGGTGCGCCAGGGTCCAGGCTCCGACGAGGCGCGGGTGCCGAGCACGCGGTGCTGGTCGGCCCATTGGCTGACGGTGAGTTGGGGCGGCGGGCGCAGCATGGCGCCGGCACGGCGATGGACATGGCTAGCGGTCCGCCCCGCCATGTCCGAGGTCTGGAGGATCGAAGCGATCGGCCGCCTCCATCAGCATAGTGGTGACGTGCTGCTGCAGGACGGACTGCATCAGGTGGGGATCGACACCGAGTTCGGCGGCGATCTGGCCGGAGACGCGGCTGGGCCAGTTCAGCAGGGCATCGCGCATGGCGCCGGCGATCTCATCGATCGCGGCGTTGGCGGCCGCGGTGTCCAGTAGCCGGCCCTTCTCCTCGTCGAGCGCCAGACGGCGGGCCTCGACCTTCAGCGCCAGTTCGGCAACCTTGAGCCGCGCGAAGGGGGTGGCGTCAGACGACATTGCCGCCCCTGATCCGGCAGCGCCCTGCGCCAACGGGGAGCGGGCCGGATCGGCGGTCTCGACCATGCGGCGGCGGGTCTTCTCGACATCCCACTGGCCGTCGGGCTCACGGACGATCCGGCCCTTGGCCTCGGCCTTGCGCAGGGCGGTCTCGGTGACGCCGATGCGGCGTGCGGCTTCACGGGTGGAGGGGGTCAGCTCTGGCATTCCCGTCCCCATCATCCGCGTCAGGCGGCAAGACCACGCTCATCATGTGATCGAGCGTGGGCGGTGATCGCAATCATTCTGCGCTCAATCTGACTTGGCTATGCCGCGCCCCAGCGCGAAGTGTCCATCACGCGCAGGGGACCAGCACCCGCCAGACAGGAGCAGCACAGATGGCCAACACCAGCATCCCGCAGACAGAAAACCGCGAACACGGCTTCTTCGGGACCATTTCCCACCATGCCGACCCCGAGCGCGCCTGGGACATTGCCCTGGCCTTCATCGCCGGGATCACTGGCTGCAGCCCTGACGCCACGCGCGCCTTCCTCGATAGCCGCCACGGCCGGCACTTCGCCGACGAGGTCAGCAACCACCTGGTGGCGGGCCAGGGACTGGCCAGCGCGATAAACGCCGCCACGACCACCTGGATGGGCTGGCGGATCAGCGCCCGCACCGCCCACGAAACCGGCATCCCGCGCGGGCTCCCCTACCTGACCGGCTACGTCCTGCACGTCGAGATCGAGACCGACACCACCGAGTGACGCAGCACCCTCCGCCGCCGCCCCGCCCGGGTTCCAACCGGCGGGGCTCCAAGCAGTAGCAGGCGCCCGATGGTCGGGAGCCGCCACCCGGAGCACGCAGATGAGCCCCTCCCCCGCCGCCACCATCGTCCTGACCCGCGCCGCAGAGCGCGCGGACCGCCGCCTCGAATTCCACCGCAAGCTGCCGACCGGTGGCCGCCACAAGATGATCGACGCCCTGCTGCGCGAGGGCCTGATCGCCGAGACCCAGGGCGACTACCGCCTCGGCGACGGCGCCCTGCTGATCGAGGACTCCGCCACCGGCCTGATGCTGACCACGCTGGCCCTGACCGACGCCGGCTTCCGCGCCCTCAACATGGACCCGCCGGGCCACGAGGCCGACGCCGAAACTTCCGCCACGGACTCGCCCACGGCGCCCGACACGGCGGCGGTGCAAGCGGAGGCCCTGGCGGTCGCCGACGCCCTGGAAGCCGCCCAGGGCGCGCCCGTGCCCACGCCGCGCGCCAGCCTGCGCGACGCTGCCGCGACGGTGCTGGCCGCCTGGATGGATGATGCCAACCGCGAGACCGACATCATCGCCGCGCTCGAAGCTCCGATGGATGCCCTGCGCGCCGCCCTGGCCACCAAGCCGGGCCGCCCGGCCCGCGAGCCCGGCGCACCGCGCAAGCCGCGCGAGGGCACCAAGCAGGAGGCAGTGCTCACCATGCTCCGCCGCGCCGAGGGGGCGACGGTGGCGCAGATTGCCGAGGCGACGGGTTGGGCCAGCCACACCGTGCGCGGCTTCCTGGCGGGCCTGAAGAAGAAGGGCATCCAGGTCACCGCGCTGGAGCGCGTCCGCGTAGTCGGAACTGGCAAGGACGGCGCGAAGGGGTCTTACACGGTCTACCAAGTCGGTACCTGACTCAACTGGTGTCGCTATATGCCATCGCTCCTCCCGCTTTGGGGCGATGGCACAGGCGGGATCGATTTGGTTTCAAGGCACGTAGTCCGAAGGTCGAAATTGAAACGCACCGCCAAGAAGTGCATAATCTCAATTGCCGATTCGCTTGGTCGCGTTTGCGCCAACAATGAGATCGAAAATATCGCCTGCAGCTGCGAATGACGCGGCCTTGGCGAGAATCTCAAAATGGTTTGTTCCGTTGTGGTGCTGCGCCTTGATGATGAAGTAGCCCTCGCCGCCACCAAGGTTGTCGTCTTCAATGTGCTCATCGTAGGTCTGGCGATCGATCGGTGACACGTAGAGCACCGCTCCACCCCCGATTTCTGCCCTAAGGACCATGTCTTCCATGAGCGATACCCCCCACTTCGGATTCTATAAGCATCCCAGGTTCTCGGCAAACCACGTGGCTGAATACCTTTGCACGCTAGATGCAGGTCAGCGAGAGGCGGTCATTCGTAAGGCAAAATTCCCGCGGAAGAGCGCTGTGGTAGCCTATCAGCAGGTCACACCAGTATTTCGCAGATTTATGACGGGAAACACTAGCGATCTAAGCTTTTTCGACGAGCCCATTCAACGACTGGAGGCGAAGGCCCGACGCGAGGTGGGATACCCTCGCGACGAGGCGCTGCGTTGCATTGCGGCAATCGAGGCATTCAAGATTGCTTTTGCGAAAGTGGATCTTGGGAATGCTGAGTTTGTGCCCGGTCCCCGTGATGTTACCTTCAAGGTCGAAGGCGTCTCGATCAATGTGCGCTTAGACCCTCCAATAATTGAGCGTACCGCTGACGGGAGCAACTTCTCGGGCGGATGCGTAATGCTCCTTTCGAGCTCCCCAGAGGCGCGAAGGAATATAGAAAGCCGGCGTAAAAATGTGGCTGCTATAGCTCACTGGGCACTTGAGAAGATTGATTCCAACCAGGAGCCGGCTGCAAAGCTTTGCCTTTCGTTTGATGCCTTTGGAGGCAAGATCATAAGTGCACCTCAAGCGGTTGAGCGGCTTCGAAAGCGCGTTGCAGCCGCTTGTCGTGAAGCAGGCGACAGCTGGCATCGTGTTGAACCTCCGGCCGGGTATGACGGTCCCGCTTGGCGATAGAGAGTTAGGCAGACCGATCGCCGTTTTGGGACCGCACCGGCGTCTGGCCCGCTGCCGCCTCCCAACGCCGCACGATCACGTCGACATAGCCAGGGTCGATCTCAAGCAGCACTGCCTGCCGTCCCGTCCGTTCGGCTGCGATCATGGTCGTGCCGGACCCGCCGAACGGATCCAGCACCGTGCCCTGCTGTTTGCTGCTGTTGCGGATGGCGCGCTCCACCAGCGCCACCGGCTTCATCGTCGGATGCAGGTCGTTGCGCGCCGGCTTGTCGAAATGCCAGACGTTCCCCTGGTCGCGCGCGCCGCACCAGTAGTGCTGGCCACCGGCCTTCCAGCCGTAGAGCATCGCCTCGAACTGCTGGTGGTAGTCGGCACGTCCGAGCGCGAAGGTGTTCTTGGCCCAGATGATGGTGCTGGACCACTTGCCGCCCGCCTCTTGCCAGGCCCGATGCAGGGTCGGCCATTCCGACGATGACATGCAGACGTAGCATGCGCCGATGGTCAGCTGCAGAAGGTTGGTCAGCGCAGGGGACAGGAAGTCGAGAAAGCCGCTGCCGAGGGCATCATTTGCAATCGTCATCTTTGCTGCCGTGCCTCCTTGATAGCCGACGTTGTAGGGCGGGTCGGTGAACGCCATGTCGGCAAACCGTCCCGGCCCGAGCGCGCGCTGAACGTCCACCAGCTTCGTGGCGTCGCCGCACAGCACCCGGTGCTGGCCGCAAATCCACAGGTCCCCCGGTCGGGTTACGGGCACGGAAGGCAGCGGCGGCACCTCGTCCAGCGATGCATCGCCATCACCGTGGATGGTGGCGAGCAAGTCGTCGATCTCGCGGCTGGAGAAGCCCATAACGTCCAGGTCGACCACGCCCTCGTCGCGGACCCGTGCCAGTTCCGCGGCGAGCAGCGCCTCGTCCCAGCCTGAGTTGAGCGCGATCTGGTTGTCGGCCAGCCGCAACGCGCGGGCCTGTGCCTCGGACAGATGCGCGAGCCGGATCGCTGGCACCGCCGTCAGACCCAGACGCTTAGCTGCCAGTACGCGGCCATGCCCCGCCACCAGCACGCCGGCCGCATCGACCAGCACCGGGTTCACGAAGCCGAACTCAGCAATGGAGGCCGCGATCTGCCCAACCTGCGCGTCCGAGTGGGTGCGGGCGTTGGCAGCGTAGGGGATCAGCGACTCCACCGGCATCGCCACCACGGCGAGATCAGCCTGCATCGGCGGCCTCCATCACCTTGGTGCGTTCCGCGGCCACCGTGTCATAGTCCCGCCCGTCGCTGTCGAGCGTCACCGCCAGGTCGGGATGGTTCTGCCGCCAGCGCGCGATCGCCAGGTCAACATATGCTGGCGCCAGCTCGATCGCCCGCACCCGTCGTTCGGTCCTCTGTCCCGCCAGCAGCGTCGTGCCCGACCCGGCAAAGGGCTCGAACACCAGGTCGCGCTCGGCGGAATACGTCTCCATCAGGAACGCGGGGAGTTTCACCGGGAACACCGCCGGGTGCTCGGTCTCGATGCCGCGCTCCTTGTGCCGGCTGATCCGCACCACGTTGTCGGGGATCCGGAAATCCTGGATTGGCCGGCCCAGGTGCGAGTTGCCGCTCATGCTGCCGTCGGGACGGCGCAGCCCGGACATCAGCAGCGGGTCGCCGGCCCACTTGCAGGGCACGACCTTGTTGGCCTGGCGCGGCTGGCGGTTGAAGTGGAAGACGAACTCGAAGCTCGGCGCCAACCGCCCATTCCAGTCGCCGGGCAGGCCGGGACCCTGGTCCCACACATACCAGCCGAACCGGCGCCATCCGGTCGTTCGCATCCATTCGACCCAGCCCTGCCAGTAGGGATGCCATTCGCTCTCCCGGTGCGTCATGCCGAGGTTCACCAGCACCTGCCCGTCCTCGGCCAGCGCATCACCTGCGTGCTGGAAGACACCCTGCATGAGGTTGTCCCAGTCGCCGATGCCGCCGGTCGTGTAGTTGCGCTGGCTGCCATACGGCGGCGAGGTGAACAGCAGCGCCGCGCGCTCACCGGACATGACACGAGCGACGGCCGCCCCATCGGTGCTGTCACCGCAGAGCAGCCGGTGCTCGCCAAGGAGCCAAAGATCGCCGGGGCGAGTGACGGCGGCGCGCGGCGGGTCGGCCGCCGCATCTGCGGGGTCTTCGTCCCCGTCATCGCCATCCGCGCCCGCAGGTTCGGCGTGACCATCGACGTTGGCGCCGTCCTGCTCGTCCCGCGCATCGCCATCGGTGACGGCCTCGTCCGCGGCGGCCAGGATCGCGCCGATCTCCTCCTGGGAGAACCCGATGGCCAGCAGGTCAATCTCGCCCGCCTGCTGCAGCCCGGCCAGTGCGTCGCGCAGCAGCGCCTGGTCCCAGGTCGCGTTTTCGGCGATGCGGTTGTCGGCGAGCCGAAGTGCCTCTTTCTGCGCCGGCGACAGGTGCTTCAGCGCGATCACCGGCACCTTGGTGACGCCCAGCGCCAGTGCTGCCTCGAGTCGTCCGTGTCCCGCGATCAACACGCTGTCCTCGTCCACCAGCAGCGGGTTGGTGAACCCAAACGCCAGCATGCTGGCCTTGATCTGCTCCAGCTGCTCGGCGGAATGGATCCGCGCATTGCCGGCATGGGGACGCAGGTCGGCCGCCGGGCGCAGCACGATCTGCGCGGCCATCCAAGGGAGGGTCATCGGCACCATCCGGCATGTGAGGGGAGTGCGAACCAGGGTCGCAGCGCTGCGGCGTGCGAACCTCAGTGGCGAGGGTAGGCAATTTTTGGCGGAATACCGCGGTCAGCCGCCCGTAGCTGCGAACCGCGAACCAGATTTCAGAACTGACAGTAGCGACCTACCGCGCATCGTCCCCCCGCATGGGATTGTCCCAGGAAGGAACCATGGCTTCGAAACGAGTGGCTCAGGAGCCGCAGTGGCTAGGGGGAGACGGCGGAGGCACTTATCGAGCCACCCTCAATGTAGCCCAAGCAAATCTCGTTGCGCAACACGACATTTCTACGCAGGTTTTCGCACGTCTTCGCGTGTTGGGTTAAATCCGCTTTAGCGGCTTTGGCTTGCCTGACCACGGGCATTTGAGAAGAGCGCCAAGTGGTGCACCCCGGACGCTGCCCATCCAAGTCGACCACCAAAGGAGGGAGTGGTGTGCCCGCTCCATCATCGAGGCATGGTTCCACTCACCTGTCAGCACGATGCCTATGCATCCCGTCTCGGCAAAAGCGGCTCGCTCATGGGAGCGTGTCCTCATGCTCTTGTCGGTGGTGACAAGCGCCGCGCGGCTGTGTCCGCCTTCTACAACTGCCTGGATCAACAGAACGTCTTTGGTTCCATTCTGCACAATGTCCAGCGCATGATGAACCTCGAGAGACTCCTGAGAGCCCAGTGCATCGGCCTCCACGATCAATTTAATCGCGTGCGCGACCACGCGAGGCGTGTTTTCGTCAAATACGACTTTCACGCCGCCAGGGGCATGTGGGAGTCGACACCAAGAGTAAACCTCACGGCTTGGTCTACACCCGCTTCATCAGTCCCGAAGAATGCAGCGACCTTTGCAGAGTTGCCCTTCTCGCCACGCCAAGCATCAAAAAGAGCGTCAGCCGGAGCACCACTAGTCAATTCGATCGGTCTACCAAAAGAGCGGTGCGGATCAACGACAATTCTGGGGTACCGTGTATTTGGAGTCCATTGTCGGGCAACATCACCTTCGTAAGAGACGCTGGCAATGAAAGTATCGACTAGCACATCATAGATGGCGAAGTTATCGCCAACGAGATCGTACAGCGCCAAATCTCCAGTTTCTTCCTGCGCCTCAGCAAAGATTCGCCGCCCGTCCGTGTGGATGCGCCGAACAGCGAAGGGGTGTTCGTTCTTAAGAACTCGCCGCGCGGTCTCAGCTGCGGTGCGAATAGCCTTCCAGCTAGGCGATCGACCTTGCCGTTCGGCCGCTCGGACGATCCGACCAAGAAAATCCACCTCTAGCAGGTCCAGAAAGCCCAGAGCGAGCTCGCCCTCCCTTAACTCATGCTGACGCTTGAGGACCGGCGGCGCAGCAGCTTTTCCTTTGCGCTGTCCATAGCCCAGCAGCCAACCCCGGATCTGCCGTGAGGGCACTCCGGTCAGCCGGGCGGCGTCTGAGACGCTGTAGATGCCAAGCGCAGCTGAAATGGCGTTCACCAGTACCCTCCTCGTCCGTACGCTAGCACGGCATCTTCGATGAGGGAATCGGTAGCGGAGGCGGTCGTTCCCTTGTCTCGGGTCCGTCACCATCCAGTCGGAAATGGCGCGCCAGCACCGCCAGCGTGGCCGTCAGCATGCCCTGCGCCTGTGCAGCCGGCACGACACGTCCACCCCAGCCCTGTCGCATGGACCATTCCCGAACCGAGCTCTGGCAGCCCAAGACGTGCCAGGCGCACGAACCGGCGGCGCTGTCGTGACCGCCCAGCACGTCCATCGCCTCGGCAACGCGCAGGCCGGCGGTGATGTGGTGGTCTGAAGGGCCAGGGGGCGTCACACCCGCCGTGCGCACCAGCGACGACACGCCGATGGAGCCCAGCTGCGCCATGCGGAACAGGTGACGGAAGTGGATGCCGGCCTTGTGCATCTCCGGAGTGATGGTGCCGTTTTTCAGCATCTGGCCAAGCGTGTCGACGGCGCGGTGGCGGTGGGCCCCTGCGTCGGGTTCTGGGGCAGCCTGCTCGACGTCGCCATGCTGGAGGCGCCACCGACTGGGGTTGCCCTGCTCCTCGGATGCAACCGGGATGCGCCGGGGCCGCCGCTTAGTCGCCATTGCTCTGCCCTCCGCGGCGCGGACCCCACCGCCGCGTCGCTTCGTTGGTGACCGCCTGGCGCAGCCAGGGGTCTGTGATGTCAGCGACCGCGAGTACCGCGACGCCCTGCTGCAGCCAAGCTCGCCGGCGCAGTTCGTGGAGGGACAGGACTGGGAATGGTCCTGCGGCGGAGGCAAGGCTCAGGCAGGAACGGGGTGCCCGTGGTGCCCCGGGAAGGTTGATGCTCATGACAGCCGTCGATCTTTCTGCTGTAGGGGAATAGGTTTGTCCTCTGCGGCCATGTGGCCATCACAATGGCTGGGTTGGCCCGACCAAGCCCTGCCACCGGGGGGAGCGCGTGTGTCGTTTAGACTCACACGCACTCCCCCCGTAGGGGGGCGGAAAGTTTGGCAACTTGGCAACTTACCTAACCAATTGATTAGGTTGGGTGTTTTGAAGTTGACATAGTTGACAGGCCAAGTTGACATTTGGCAACTTGCCACGCCAGTTAGGCCATTGATCTAAATGGTGAAATCAAGTTGCCAAGTTGCCAGAGAGGGGGGAGTTGCCAATGTCAACTTGGTAGTTGCCAGACTTGTTTTGGCAACTTCCCGTTGCCCTGCGAGGACGGCCCTCATGGGTCCATCTCTCCCTCGGCATAGACCCAAACCTCGGGGTTCTCGACCTCAAGCACGGCACCGGACTCGGCCGCTTTGAAGTGGCTGGGCAGCACACGACGGAGCGTGAGGGTGACCTCGCCGGTCTCCGGATCGACGCTTTCCCCGTCTGGCCCAAAGACCATGCCTTCGACGACCAGGTAACCGCGCGTGGAGGTGGAGGCGGGCAAGTCGAAGGGCCGCGCGTCGCGGAGGAACTTGATGTAGCCCTTGGTGGCCAGGGTGCTGATCCGCTCGCGGATGGTGCTGGTTCCGCCGAGCCCGGCCTGGTTGTCGAACTTCTCGGCGAACTGCCGGCCGGTGTAGAGACGACCTGCCCTTGCCTCGTCGAACAGCAACTGGACGATGACGTCGCGTTTCCGGTCCCGCTCGGCGTCCATCTTCGCACCCGCCTCTTGACGCACTATGCGTTCACTGGACCGCTCGATCTGCACCCAATGCCCGCGACGTTTGTCGACGACGATCGGATCGAGTGCCGGACCATTGCGCAGTTCGAAGTGCAGTTCCCGCTCCTGCCGCGCCTCGTCCGGGCGGAACAGGATCATGCCAGTGGTATAGAAGCCACGCAGGGCGCTGGCACCAGAGAGGGCCAGGAAAGGGTCGTCCCTCACCTGTGTCTTGGACAACTTCTTTGTGTGGTGGGCAAGGATGATCCCGGCCAAGGGAGCTACCTTGTCGCGAAGGACTTCGACGCGTTCCTGCAGGAAGAACAACATAGCACTGTTGTCGTTTTCGCCATCACCACCAGGACCGCCGTCAAACAGGTTGCGGATCGGGTCGACGCAAATGATGTCGGGAGGGGCGCCTGGGAATGCCGCGGCGATGGCGGTGGCCACGAGATCAACACCGCGCTCGTCCAGGAGCAGCTTCAGCTTCGGCGTGACCACCAGATTGTCGGCTGCCGCGGCGACGACCGCCGGGTCAAGCTTGAGCTGCTGCAACCGCTCCCGGAGATAATGGTATTGGATCTCGGCTTGGAGAAAGAACACCCGCAATGGGCGCGGGGCGGTGAAACACAGGAAGGGGACACCGGCGGCGGCATGGAGCAGCAGGCTGATCAGGAAGTCTGACTTGCCAACCTTCGGAGCACCACCGAGGACGAGCATGCCACCTGGCGTCAGCACCCTGGGACCGACGAGGTCCTGTGGCATGGGCGAGTTGTCGGCCAGCAGTGAGCGAAGGCTGTAGCTGGTCAACGTGCCAGATGCCGACGACCTGGCCTTTGGCGGGGTGGGGGGACCGTTCTTCTCGAAATGGAGTTTCCAGAGGCGTTTCATCTCGACCTGAAGCCGCTCGATCGGCCACGGTGGTCGCAACATTGCCTCGTTATATCCGCAGATAGCCTCCCAGCCCTCGTCACGGCTCAGCCGGCCTTGGTGCATCAGCCTGACGTAGTAGCCGATCGCTGCACTGGCCCCCTGGAAGCGTGTCCACTCATCCTGGCCACCTTCCCGCACGGGCGTGGTGAGGGCAGCGTCCACATGGGGCTTGATGGGGCCCGTTGCAGCGCCACGAGGCTCGGCAGCCACCAGGGAGGGCATCGTCGCAGCCGCGCTCACCATGTCATCCAGGTTCAGCTCGACCTGAGGCGAATGGTCGACAACCCGGACCAGACGGCTGACATCGTTCTTATTGTGGATGCTGCCCGCAACACGGATCGGCTGGTGCGCGGAGCCGAAATGTGAGTCCCCCCCGACCTTGGCCGCGATCTCGGCACGCAGCCGGCACAGGCGAGTGATGTCTTCTCCCTCAGCGGGCTCCGACAGCTTCCACCAGACATGGAGCTTGTCGGCTCCCTCGTCGGTGCGGCCGCCACTGGCCACCAGCAGTGTCGGCTCGCCGAGGTGGCGGCGGAGATGATCGAGTTTCAGAGGAACGTCGCCGGAATCGAGATCGACCACCACCGACTGCATCTGCCGCACGTCGGCGGCGCGCCCCTGGCCCTGTTGTGCAACGACGCCCGGCACCACGTAGAACGCCATCCGCACCCGCGCGGCTTCGGCAGCGTGATGCGCAAGTTGGTCGGCCGCAGTGTCGTCGTTGCTGATCCAGATGGTGCGGGGCTGCTGGTCGGACGACTGCCCCTTCTCCGCGAACATCCGGATCGGGATCTCACCGTCGAGGTAGCTGAACACGACGTCGGTGAAGGTCGTGACCATGGCGGGATCCACCGCCAAGGCGTCGGTGGCTCCCCCAGCGGTCACCGCTGCGACACCAGGTGCAGTTGGCTTCGTTCATATGCCTCGATATCTGCAAGCCGGTACAGCACGCGGCCACCAACTTTCAGATAGGGCGGACCCTGCCGGAGCCACCGCCACCGCTCCAGGCTTCGGGGAGAGATGCGCCACCGACGTGCGACGGCGTTCTGGTCAAGATGCTGAACTGGCGACTCGCCAGCCAGAGGTGTTTCGTCGAACAGGGCGAGCGGCCTCTGAAGCGACGGCAATTCGGTGCGGGCGGCGCATGCTCCCCCGGTATTGCCAGTCGCCGGCTGGTCAACCGGCCGTTGCCTGGTGGTGGAGTTGAGAAGAAGATTTCGCAATGGGGAACCTCGGTGGCGGACGTCCGTCCGTGCTGCTGAGGTTTCCGATCCTGCACATGGCGCTAGCCGTGGCGATAGCGCACAGGCGCACGAAGGCGCACGGACTTCCGTGCGCTACCTGTCGTTGCGCAAGCCTTTGGCGCGATTAGGATTCTTCAGCTTAGTAGGAAGCTGCGCGTGCAGCCGCTCAACGTCTCGTGCAGTTGCAATGTTCTCTCGCGTCACGGCATCGCGGGCTTCGTCGCGTGTCGCCGGCTTCCCTGATTCGAGGGCACGAACGGCATAGCCAATCAGGAACCACTCCAGTTGCTGGTCGGTCACGGCCTTGAGGACATCGCTCTGACGCCGGGGCCAGTCCGCAGGGCGCTCGACAGGTGGAAGTGGGATCTCTGTCTCGTCGAGCCACACGGCAAGATCGGAATGCGCCAGCAACGGCGTTCCCCATGCCGCATAGCCCCCACGTTGCGACAACACCGGAATGTCGTTGCCCTGCCGAGCTTCGTCGAAGGGAACACGAGCGGGAATGGCTGGTGCAGTGCGCTCCCGCTTCCAGTAGTCGTTGTATCCAATGACGCGTGTTGGATCATCAGGCCGGGCGAAAAGCCTGCGCCACGCAGCAGGCAATACAGACACCAGTTCGCCATCTGCCTTACGAACAGCCGCCGCCAACAGTTCACCGCACTTGAGCGCCTCATGAACGAGGGCACCAGCATCTCCAACGGACCGATCAGGATCAGGACCCTCAGATGCAAGCCGTCTCTCGGCTGCGACCTGTGTGGCTTCCACTGCCCGGCCGATGGTCACGTATCCCTTAGGCGGCACAAACATCCGGTCTTGCGACTCCGCGCTTCATTGCTGGTCCGCCCCGAGATTGCTCCCTGCTTGGGACCCTAGCCTCGAGCCGGCGTCGACCTGCCGACACTCGGAAACGCCGAGTCGCGCCGCCACTCGCAATTATGCCTCCTTCGCAGGTCTTCGCACCACTACATTTGTTTTCGCACCCCTTCGCTAAGAGACTGTTATTGCTTGTGTCTATGCCTCAGCACCGACACTTTGCGTCGAACCATGCGCAAAAGCCCCAGCTCATCCCACCTCCCACCTCACCTCCGCGAGGTCTGCGCCATCCTGGCCGCGGGCCTGCTGCGGCTGCGCAGCCGCACGGCCGAGGATTGTGCCCGCGACGCCGCGGAGACCGGGGACCACGGAGAGTTTCGCCTACACTACCTGCCCCACCAGCGCGGTCATGCAACCCGGACCAACCGGAGAGACGCATGACCAGACTGGCCAAAACCAAGGGCGCCACATCCACCGCCGCGCCCACCACGTTTCCCGCCATCCCGCCGGCCGACGTGCTGGGGCGCCTGGCGGCCCTGAAGACGGCGCCGGCCGCGGAACTGCAGGCGCAGTGGCGCGAACTGTTCGGCAAGGAGGCGCCGCCGCACAACCGGGCCTTCCTGCAGAGCCGGCTCGCTTACCGGGTCCAAGAGCTTGCGTATGGTGGCTTGAAACCGGAGACGCTGCGGCGCCTTGAGGCGCTGGGTGAGCAACTGGACGGCGGCAACCCGGTGCTGCGGCGCATCCGGGTCGACGACAAGCCGGTCACCGGCACCAAGCTGGTGCGGAACCACCAGGGCGTCGAGCACACCATCACCGTGCTGGCCGACGGGTATTCCTGGGAGGGCCGGCCCTACAAATCGCTGTCGGCTATCGCGCGCGCCATCACCGGCACGCGCTGGAATGGCTGGACGTTCTTCGGCATTGCGAACCGGCGGGGGGCAGCATGAGCCGGACATCTGGACTTCCCACCGGCGGGAAGTCGACGGCCGCACCGCCTGTCCGTAAGGTCCGCTGCGCCGTCTACACCCGGAAATCCACCGACGAGGGGCTGGAGAAGGAATTCAACAGCCTCGACGCCCAGCGGGAATCCTGCGAGGCGTACATCGCCAGCCAGCGTCCTGAAGGCTGGGTGCTGGTGCCGGACTACTACGACGACGGCGGCGTCTCTGGCGGCACGCTGGAACGCCCGGCGCTGCAACGGCTGATCCAGGATATCGAGGCGGATCGTATCGATGTTGTTGTGGTTTACAAGATCGATCGCCTAAGCCGCTCCCTGATGCACTTTGCCAAGCTGGTCGAGACCTTCGACGCCCACAACGTGACCTTTGTTTCGGTGACGCAGTCGTTTAACACGACAACGAGCATGGGCCGGCTGACGCTGAACATCTTGCTCAGCTTCGCCCAATTCGAACGCGAGGTCATTGGCGAACGCGTGCGCGACAAGATCGCCGCCTCGAAGGCGCGTGGCATGTGGATGGGCGGGCCCGTGCCGCTGGGTTACGACGTCCGCGATCGCAAGCTGGTGGTGAACGAGGTCGAAGCCGCGACGGTGCGGCGGGTGTTCGAAGCCTTCGCCACGATCGGCTCGGCCACGCAGCTGGTGCCAGCACTCCGTGCCGAGGGTCTGCTCACCAAGATGGGCCGCCCATTCGACAAGGGGGCGATCTACAAGACGCTGAACCTCCGTACGTACCTCGGCGTCGTGACCCACCAGGGAAAGGTCTACCCTGGCGAGCATCAGGCCATCGTGACCCAGGAGCTATGGGACCGGGTGCACGACATCATGCGGGAGAGCCCGCGCGTCCGCGCGAACCAGTCCCGCCGCCAGACACCGGCGATGCTGCGCGGGTTGATCTTCGGGCCGGACGGGCGGGCGCTGTCGCCGACGCATACCCGTCGCAGGGGCAAGCTGTACACTTACTATGTGAGCCAGGCCGTGCTGAAGGGCACCGACGATGGCTGTACGGTCCGGCGCATCTCGGCAGGCGAGATCGAGACCGCGGTGATGGAACAGGTGCGGGAGCTCCTCCGGCAACCCGAGGTGGTGATCGGCACGTGGCAGGCGGCGCTGGCGGAGGCGCCGGACCTGACTGAGGCTGAGACCCGTGACGCGCTGGAGCAGCTCGACCCGCTATGGGGGGAGTTGTTCCCGGCTGAGCAGGAACGGATCGTGCGGAGCCTCGTCGAGCGCGTGGACATCAGCCCCGCGGGCGCGGACATCCGGCTGCGGCTGGATGGGTTGGCCAGCTTGGTGCGGGACCTGCGGGTATCGTCCGTGCGTGCGGCCGCCTGATGTCGGCCAGCATCACGGTCCGGGTGCCGGTCACCATCCGCAAGCGTGGCGGGCGGCGTCTGGTGGTGGCGCCCGACGGCGCGCCATGGTCGCCGCCAAAGGCGCGGATTGACAACACGCTCGTCAAGGCATTGGCGCGGGCGCACCGGTGGAGGAAGATGCTGGACGACGGCCGCTACGGGTCGGTCACCGAACTGGCGGCAGGGGAGAACCTGGATCGGGGCTACCTCGGGAAGATCCTGATGCTGACCCTGCTGGCGCCGGATATTGTCGAGGCGATCCTGGACGGGCGGCAACCGGCGGAACTCGGGGTGCATGTGCTTCGGGAGGGGTTTCCGGTCGAGTGGGGGGAGCAACGAAACGATCATGCTCTCCGATGACTAGTTGGTGCTTCTCAGGGTCGAGCAGTGGCCACATTGAACCCGGATTTCCCGGATGAGCTCCGACTCGCCTGTACGGGACGGCCGAATCTGGCATGAGTATCAGCGTGTTGTCTTCAGTTAGGGCGCGCGCGGATGGAACACTCAGCGGGTGAATCGGATGATGGGTCCCTGCGGGTCGCTTTTGACCGGCACCTGAAGCTGGAGTTCCACGGCAGTCGGATCACTTCGGACGCCGGCTTGCTGGCCTACCGGGAACTCGATGACGCGCTCGGCCTCTCCAATCTGGCGGGCGCGGCGCTGTCGGAATGTCGCCGTGGCAAGAACATCCGCCATTTGCTGACCGGGCTGTTGCGCCAGGTCGTGTTCGGACGCCCCGCCGGCCATGAGGATGTGACCGACGCCGAGCGCCTCGCCCATGATCCCGCGTTGCGCTCTGTGGTGGATCGCACTGGCCTAGATCGCCCGGCGGTGGCACGGCACATGAGCGTGACCGGCGGCTGACGGCTCAGGCGGGCAGGTCGGAGCGCCGGGTGGCGATGATCTCGCGCTGGAGCTTCTGGCGCATGGCCTCCTCGAATTCCGAGAAATCCTGGCAGGTCATGGCAAAGGCGCCGGGGCCACCGATGACTTCGGCCTCATAGTGGGCGAGCAGGTCGGGTTCGTCGTGCAAAATGCAGAGCCCGTTGATGGTGACACCCGCGGCCACCAGCGCGTCGCGCACCGTGGCGGGCTTCACACCCTGATTCGACTTGCCGTTGCCGACCATGTCGATGACCGATCGGGTCGCGGCGGCAGGCTTGGCTAGAAGCTGGCGGCCACAGGCGCGCAGCGCCTCGCCAACGGCAGTGGCGCCGTAGGCCCCGATCACGCGCGGCACGTTCTCCACCGCCTCGGCAAAGGAGGCGATCTCGTCGGGCGAGCCGAGGCGGGTCCAGTCGACCATTACCTCGTAGGCGCCGACGCTCGACCAGATCATCAGCGTGCAGAGGCTGCCGCCGAGCGAGCCGCCGGTCAGACCCTGTATCACGGATTCATCGCGCAACCCCGCGGCGCACCCGCTGGCCATGAGGCCGAAGCTCTCCACCGAGATGCTGGCGGAGCAGTCGAGCGCAATCACCAGGGCGAGGTCGACGTCGTCCATCCCATGCTCCTTCCGGTTCATGCTAGCCATGCCGGATCGCCCTACGCGAGCATTGTGTGTCCTGCACGCGGTTCGCCGCCAATGCCGTACGGCTGCAGCTGCACGCGCTGGCCTACAACCTGGCCAACTTCCTGCGCACCCTGGTGCTGCCCGAGGCTGTCTGTCATTGGTCGATGACGACGTTACGAGACCGGCTGGTGAAGATCGGCGCGAAGATCGCCCGGCACGGGCGATCGATCGCGTTCCAGATGGCCGAGGTGATGGTCTCTTGTGGGTTGTTCCAGCAGATACTCGACGCCGTCAGCGCGAGCGCACCGGTGGAAGAAGATGCTGGACGACGGCCGCTACGGGTCGGTCACCGAACTGGCGGCGGGGGAGAAGCTGGATCGCGGCTACCTCGGGAAGATCCTCATGCTGACGCTGCTGGCCCCGGATATCGTCGAGGCGATCCTGGACGGGCGGCAGCCACCCGAGCTTGGGGTGCACGTGCTGCGGGAGGGGTTTCCGGTGGAGTGGGAGGAGCAGAGGGCGGCGCTTGCACACTGCCGGTCTCTTGGCAGCAATGTCTCGCATCTTCGACGCTCGAACGTTGGATCCCCATCACCGACATCACATGCTGCGCGCTGCGCTGAGACCGTTGTTCAGGCGGATTGCCTGCGCGAAATTGCGTGAAGCCTGCGGTAGGCTGCGTCCGTCAGGAGGGATGAATCGGCAGATGCGCATTGAGCTAGGACCTCCCCCAGATCGCTTGGAATACGTACAGTATCAGGATCGATAATTATATTCAACAATTGAATAAAGCTGCGAGAGTAATTTTGAATTATCGCCTCTGAATTTCCCATATTCAATATATTAATTTCTATGCTCCATATATCGAATGGAACCAAAATCGGGATAATACATTTTAGTGCGTCGCCTAGCGATTGCTCGGCAGCCATTGCCATTTGAACAAGATTTCGAGACGTCGTTTGATCCCGACAAGCAACGCCTTGGGGCCAGCAGCTATAGAAGAATGGATAAAATACCCATGTCCATCTTTTCGACCGTTCTCTTGGATCCCCTTCTTCTTCAGACATCCACATCCACAGTTGCCTAGATGCCGCGTGCAGCAGTTCTTTTGGTGCCTCTTCCAACGCAATCTTGACTTCTGCTGGGGCAATCTGCCACCCACCAGCGTCGTCCTGTTGCTTCCAGAGCCTCGGAAGAATGATGCTAGACACCAACCCCTCAGCAGACGGTATCGCGACCAGTGGGTCGCGGCACTGCGCGAGTAGAGGGTCCTTGAGCATGTTGAATAACATCGGATCTCGGGCAATATCCCCGGAAAGGCGCACTTGCCACAACGCGCGCGTCTCCGACCCCGTTTTAGTAAGTAGCGGGATCAAATGCTCCGAACTCCAATCATGATCAATATGGAACATCCACGGCAGAAATCGAAGAAAATGAGCTCGCGCAAGCAGACCCGGGCGACCTGGGGCGGCAATAGCTGTTTCAAAACGCTGCTTGAAGTCGGCGCTGAAACCCTGTCCCTTGGCGGGTCTTAGGTTGGCAGCAGCATCGAAAAGGGTCCCGGCGAGTTGACCTCCTGGCTCGTTCAGCGCAGCATTGCCGACATCATCGTCGGAAGTAACGACATTCAGGTCTTCCGGAGGTGCTCGATAGGCTAAGGAGGCCAGCCGATCCCAGATCTGAATAAACGCGCTTGATGCATGGGCGGTTGCGTCTAATTTCTCACGCATTCTTTGGAGCCAGGACGTAGCTGCCGGCAAGAACGATAGAAGAACCTCTTCAGGAATGCGCATCAGATTCGCAGCGATCCGCTGCGAAAGAAAGTCAACATCCGCCCCTGTGGCTTCCCAGAAAAACTCCTTCCAACGCTCTGGGTCCCAATGATGCTCCGCGGCGGAAGCCTCGAGTCCATTCAACGCGCGTGCCGGGTCCGATGCGCATAGGGCGCGCCAGATGTCACTGCTTTCAAATGGATGCTCCCTCTGGAGTCGCCCCGCGACAGAAACTAGTTCAGGTTCTGAGACCCCAGAAAGGACTGAAGGATCGCCTCGCAATCCCCAACTGCTAGTCATCCAATAGCTGAAGTCGTCACGATCACCCGCCCCGGCGATCCAGTCCGGATGTCGTTGCTTTATTTTCTCGAGCGCCTCCCGGCCGTTTCCATCCAAAATGCCACCAGCACCCTTGATGCGCGCAAGTCGCTTGAATGTGGCTCTGTCCCGTACTGCTTGCCATTCGTCTGGATCAGCGATCGCCTCCTCTCGATACATCGCACTTGGAGGCCCATCAACGAGCCGCAGTACTAAGTTCACGTGCGCCGTGGTTGAAAATTGATTCCACCGCTCCGCCATCAAACGCATCGTTTCGCGGCGAAGGCTGAGTGACCAAAACTCGGTATCTTTGAGGTCAAGAAGTCCATCCGCTGCCTCATCGGCTGTATATGCGACGTGATTGACCAAGGCATGGAGGTGCAGGCGCTGGAACAGTGCGTACTTCGACGAGCTCCATTGTTGAGCATGAGATCGCGCGTCTGTCGGTGCTAGCGCAACAAGTCGCGTCCAAACCTCGGCAATCAGCCGCACCAAGGGAAGAAAGCCCCCGCGATGCCGGTTTTGATCGTGCTCGGCAATTGACGGTACATCACCTGACGATCTGTCATACGGTTCAACAAAGCCAGCGTCTCGAGCCTGATCGAGCGCTGCATCCAAACTCCGACATAGCGTTCGCAACAGACCCTCGACTAATTCTGCGTCCTCCGGCAGAACATCGATGACTTCTTGCATTCTTGGTGGGTGTGAGACTTCGAAATCCACCTCGATCAGCGATCGCGCGGTGACTGTGTCCGCTTCGCGTTGCTCAGTGTACGGCCATTTGACAGGGCGGCGAACATGCAGCATCGGCCGGAAGAGTTCGGCTACAGCGGATCGAAACCCGAACTCGTCTTCGACAGCAGTTGATTTATTCAGCAAAAGAATTGAGCGGTGTCGCCAGGAGGGTTGTTGGTTCCGCCGCGCCCAGATGATCCATCGCCATGCTGTCCTGTATTCCGCAGGTGGGAGGTGTTCCTTTCGACCCAGCGCCCACTCGACTGTCTCCCAAGTTTGCTCGCTTACGGGCTCTGATGCGCAGTTCCGGACCATCTCGGGATCGCCGAGGCGACTTACAATCCAACTACTTGCTGTGATTCTCCCATCAGCAAAAACGCCGCGTTCTCGGAGTTTGGGCAGCCATTGTGCGGACGGTGAAATTACACCGAGGAGCCGGTCGGCGTCTCCGTGCCTCAGGAGAGCTACGATTTCCCCGAGATCGAACTCGCTGACCGATGCCGGATCGGAGGATAGGAAGGCGGTCAGGCGCTCCTTTCGCCAGGAGGTCGGATCCTCGGCGTAGCGGGCCCACTCGCGGATCGTCCGATACAACGGAAGATGACTGCCCTGCGCATCCTTTTGGTACAGGACCGGTTCAATACCCTTGGCACGCCAAAGCGCTTCTTCATGAAGACCCTTGGCCGCATCTCCCGCTGCGAAGGCGTATACGGGTTTCAAGTCGGGAAAGCGCTCACGATCGGCCTCAAGGGCCTCAAGCAGATATCGCATCGGCGGGTCGTCAGCCGAGTACCCGACAAGAACTAGGGTATGAGTTCTGAAGACATCATAGAGGTAACGCGACGCCCATCCGCTGCGAAGATAAGCGTCACCGAACTCGGCGCTCGTCAATACAAGGTCAGTGTCGTCTAGATCGAGTGTTGTGTCCGCAAGGCGACCATGCAGATGCAGAACGCCATTGAACCGTCCATCCTTAGGCTGAGGCATTGCTTGACATGCATGAGAAGCGATTGAAGTCGTCTTGGCGAATTTCCATGCGCGTTCAAACAGCGTGTCGAAATTGGTGGTGAGTATCCGATTACGGTGTTCGGCGTCCCTTGATAGCTCAAGAAGCATGAGGTGGTCAGTCAGATCCGCATCATTTTTGGGCGCCAAACTGTTTCGTACTGCGTCTCGAATACGCCCGCGCCAGGACTGAGAGCTTCGGCTACCTTGGCCAACGAGACGACGTTCCAGCGCGCGCAGTAGTCTGTCGTATTGCCCGCTAAGGCTACCTCCATCGCGCATAATCTCGTTCTCAGCCGGGTGTACCTCCCAGCGCTCCCCGAGGTGCTGGTAGATCCGTTCAACTAGACCACGGAAAAGCGGCAGCCCGGCATTAAGTGAAACGCCTGCGCCACACACGAACAGCACTTCTCCCCGTTCCTGAGCTCGAACCAGTTCGTCCGGGAGGTTGGGGCCATCATCAACTAGGCGCATTGCCTTACCTTGCATCAGTGGCCGGGCGGGGATCATTGTCGCCAGCGACTGTGGATTACGACACTGGCATGGTGAAGTCGACATTGCTGATGACTTTCTAACATGCAGTGCCGCGCGGAACGCGTCCGAACCGCCAAGCCGCCTCGCAACCTCATGCACATGGATGAGCGCAGCCTTGTGCCAACACGTCGGTTCGGCAACCATGCTCGCGTCCAGAGATGGCCCGCAGAAGCTGAGCCTCTCCCCAGATTGCTACAAGGAATCCGCCTTTTATGGCCGACGACGACCGCAACGCTCAGTTCCTCGCCGCGCTGGCCAACCTCGGCGGCTCCGCCGGCAACGGCCGCCTGCGCGAGACGCTCCGCTGGGATGAGGCCACCTATGCCACCGTCCAGTCCGCGCTGATCGCTTCCGGCGCGATCGTCCCCGGCCGCGGCCGCGGCGGCTCCGTCGCCCTGGCCAACCGCCCAGCCACCACGCCCCAGCCCGACCTCCTGGACTCACCTGCCGCACCAGCGAAACCCGCTGCCAAGCCGGCGTCCAAGCGCGCCGCCTCCCCCGCCGCCCCTCTCGGCATCGAGGCCCAGCTCTTCCTCGCCGCGGACAAGCTGCGCAAGAACCTGGAGCCGTCCGACTACAAGCACGTCGCCCTCGGCCTGATCTTCCTCAAGCACATCTCCATCGCCTTCGAGGCACGCCGCGCCGCCCTACTCGCAGAAGACCCGACCGCAGCCGAGGACCCCGACGAATACACCGCCGAGAACGTCTTCTGGGTGCCCAAGGAAGCCCGCTGGACCTTCCTGCAGGACTCCGCCCGCCAGCCCGCCATCGGCAAGACCGTCGACGACGCCATGGCTGCCATCGAGGCGCACAACCCCGGCCTCAAGGGCGTCCTGCCGAAGGACTACAACCGTCCCGCTCTCGACAAGGTCATGCTGGGCGAGCTGATCGACCTCATCTCCGGCATCGCCACCGGCGCCCCGGGCACCGAGGCGCGCGACCTGCTCGGCCGCGTCTACGAATACTTCCTCGGCGGGTTCGCCGGCTCCGAGGGAAAGCGCGGCGGCGAGTTCTACACCCCCCGCTCCGTCGTGCGCGTGCTGGTGGAGATGATCGAGCCTTACAAGGGCCGCGTCTACGACCCCTGCTGCGGCTCCGGCGGCATGTTCGTGCAGTCGGAGAAATTCGTCGCCGAGCATGGCGGCCGCATCGGCGACATCGCGATCTACGGCCAGGAGAGCAACTTCACCACCTGGCGCCTGGCCAAGATGAACCTCGCCGTGCGCGGCATCGACGCCGACATCCGCTGGAACAACGAGGGCAGCTTCCTCAAGAATGAGTTGGCGGATTTGCGCTTCGACCACATCCTGGCCAACCCGCCGTTCAACATCTCCGACTGGGGCGGGGAGCGGCTGCGCGAGGATGCCCGTTGGGGCTTCGGCGCGCCGCCGGTGGGCAACGCCAACTACGCCTGGCTGCAGCACATCTGGCATCACCTCGCCCCGGGCGGCACCGCCGGCGTGGTGCTCGCCAACGGCTCCATGTCCTCCGGCCAGAGCGGCGAAGACGTGATCCGCCGCGCCATGGTGGAAGCCGACGCGATCGACTGCATGGTTGCCCTGCCGGGCCAGCTCTTCTACTCGACCCAGATCCCCGCCTGCCTCTGGTTCCTCGCCCGCGACAAGAACCCGAAGGGCTGGCGCGACCGCCGCGGCGAGGTGCTGTTCATCGACGCCCGCAAGCTCGGCGCCCTGGTGGACCGGACAAGGCGGGAACTGTCCGACGCCGACATCAACCGCATTGCCGACACCTACCACGCCTGGCGCGGCGAGCCCGATGCTGGCGCCTATGCCGACGTGCCGGGCTTCTGCAAGGCGGCGACGCTGGAGGAGGTGCGGGGGCACGGGCATGTGCTGACGCCGGGCCGATATGTGGGCGCAACGGATGTCGAAGATGACGACGTGCCGTTCGATGAGCGGTTCGCCATCTTGCGCACTAGATTGGAAGGTCAATTAGCCGAGGCGGACCGTCTGACTGCAGTGATCCGCGAAAAGCTTCAGGCTGTGGCGCCTTGAGTATACCCATCCGTCACAGGTGCCACGCTCAATTCGCTTTGCTTCGCGCGAGGAGAACTATCGTCCTCGAAGGGGCGCGGTGATGTCTGTCTACCCGATCAGACCTCTTGGCGAGATCGTCGAGAACCTCGACGCGCAACGCCGGCCGGTCAAGAGTTCAGAGCGAAGGCCAGGCCCATATCCCTATTTCGGCGCGCAAGGCATTGTGGACCATGTAGATGGTTTCCTTTTCGATGGGGAGTTCGTCCTGGTTGCCGAAGACGGTGAAAATCTGCGATCGCGCAACCAGCCCATCGCGTTGATGGCGCGTGGCCGCTTCTGGGTGAACAACCACGCTCATATCCTGCGCGGCACTTGGTCTGCGAATACCCGCTTTTTGTTCTATGCCCTCAACCACGCTGACATTTCAGGCTATGTAACAGGCTCGACCATACCGAAGCTTTCCCAGGGCAACCTGAACCGCATACTGGTTCCCTGTCCGTCAATCGACGAGCAGCGCGCAATCGTCGCTATCCTCGGCGCACTCGACGACAAGATCGACCTGAACCGCCGGATGAACCAGACGCTGGAGGCGATGGCCCGCGCCATCTTCCAGGACTGGTTCGTCACCTTCGGCCCCACCCGCGCCAAGCAGGAAGGCCGCCCCCCCTACCTCGCCCCCGACCTCTGGTCCCTCTTCCCCAACCGCCTCGACGACGACGGCAAGCCGGCGGGGTGGCAGGTCCGAAAGGTGGTGGATGTTCTCGATCTCGCCTATGGCAAGGCGTTACCATCCCCGGATCGCACACCCGGCCCTATTCCTGTCTACGGATCAGGCGGCATTACAGGACACCACGATACGGCATTGGTTGATGGACCTGGTGTGATCGTTGGCCGCAAAGGCACAGTTGGCAGTTTGTATTGGGAAGACCATCCATTTTATCCGATTGATACGGTGTTCTATGTTGTCCCCCGAACCTCGATGGCATTCTGTTTCTACTTACTGCGAACACTCGGGCTCGAAGGCATGAACACCGATGCGGCCGTCCCTGGCCTCAACAGGAACAACGTGTATCGGCTGCCGGTTCCGTGGGCGCCGGAGGAGGTGCGGCAGGTATTTGACTCGGTCGTGATGCCGCTCCGCGCAAAGATTTCAGCGAATGACGCAGAGGCCCGCACCCTCGCCGCCACCCGCGACCTCCTGTTGCCAAAACTCATGTCCGGCGAACTCCGCGTGAAGGAGGCCGAGCGTCTGGCGGAGGCGGCCCTGTGAGCTACTCACCGAAGGGCGAACTCATTCTTTACCGCACCGAGGACGGCCGAACCACGATCCAGCTTCGCGCGGTCGATGGCACCGCCTGGTTGACACAGGCGGACATCGCCGCCCTGTTCGACACCACCAAGCAGAATGTCAGCCTGCACCTTAAAAACATCTTTTCCGACAAAGAGTTGGACCCTACCGCAGTTGTCAAGGAATCCTTGACAACTGCCGCCGACGGCAAGGCCTACCCGACCCAGCACTACAACCTCGACGCCATCCTCGCGGTTGGCTACCGCGTGCGCTCGCCCCGCGGCAGCCAGTTTCGCCGCTGGGCGACCACCGTGCTGCGCGAATACCTGGTGAAGGGCTTCTCCCTCAACGACGAGCGACTCAAGGACCCCGCCGCCACGGACTACTTCGACGAGCTGCTGGCGCGCATCCGCGATATCCGCGCCTCGGAGAAGCGTTTCTACCAGAAGGTCCGCGACCTCTTCAAAGCCACCAGCGTGGACTACGACGGCACCGACGACGCCGCCAAAACGTTCTTCGCCACCATCCAGAACAAGCTCGTCTTCGCCGTCACCGGCCGGACCGCGGCGGAGCTGATCGTGGAGCGGGCCGATCCGACCAAACCCAACATGGCGCTCACCAGTTGGAAAGGGCCGACGGTCCGCAAAGGCGATGTCACCATCTCGAAGAACTATCTCAACGCCGAGGAGATCGAATCCCTCAACCGCCTGACCACGATGTTTCTGGACTTCGCCGACGAGCGCGCCCGCCGTCGGCGTGAAACCCGCATGGCCGACTGGCTGGCCCAGACCGATCGCTTCCTCGCATTCAACGAACGTGACGTCCTGCGCAACGCCGGCAGCATCTCGCATGATCGGATGGAAGCAATTGCCCATGGCCGCTTCGAAACCTTCGACGCCAACCGCCGCGCCTCCGAACTGGCCGCCGCGGAAGAGGAAGCCGCGGCCGAGATGAACCAACTGGAGCAGGAGGCGCAGCGACTTCGGCGCCCGCGCAAGCCAAAGTGACCGGTATCGCGGAAAGTCATGTGGAGGAAGCGGCGCTGCATTGGCTCGCCGAGCTTGGCTACGCCGTCGCCGCTGGCCCCGACATCGGCCCGGACGGCGCGCGGCCCGAGCGAGCTACCCATGGCGACACTCTCCTCCTCGGTCGCCTGCGCGCCGCCATCGCCCGGCTGAACCCCGGACTTGCGCCGGAGGTCCGGGCGGCCGTGCTGGCGAAGGTCACCCAAACGGAAACCCCGTCGCTGATCGAAGAGAACCGCCGCCTCCATCGCTATCTGGTGGAAGGCGTGCCGGTGGAGGTGCGCCGGCCGGACGGCAGCATCGGGGGCGAACTCGCCCGCCTGATCGACCTCACCGACGTCGCGGCCAACGACTGGCTGGCGGTGAACCAGTTCACGGTCATCGAGAACAAGGCCAACCGTCGGCCCGATGTGGTGGTACTGGTCAACGGTTTGCCGCTCGGCGTGATCGAGTTGAAGAACCCCGGCGAACAGAACGCCACCCTCGACGGTGCCTTCAACCAGTTGCAGACCTACAAGGCCCAGATCACCTCCCTTTTCCGCGCCAACGTCGCCCTGGTGATCTCCGACGGCATCGCCGCCCGCATCGGCTCGCTCACCGCGGACCGAGAACGCTTCATGCCCTGGCGCACCATCACCGGCGACGACCTGGCGCCCAAGAGCGCGCCGGAACTGGAGACCCTGCTGAAGGGCGTCTTCGACCGGCAACGCCTGCTGGACCTGATCCGCGACTTCCTCGTCTTCGGCGGCTCCGGCAGTGACACGGTGAAGATCCTGGCCGGCTACCACCAGTTCCACGCCGTGCGCCACGCCGTCGCCCGCACCCTCGCCGCCACCGCCCCGGGGGGAGACCGCAAGGTGGGGGTCATCTGGCACACCCAGGGCTCCGGCAAGAGCCTGCTGATGGCGTTCTACGCCGGCCAGGTCATCAAGCACCCAGAGATGCAAAACCCCACGGTCGTGGTGCTGACCGACCGCAACGACCTCGACGAGCAGCTCTTCGGCACCTTCTGCCTGTGCCAGGACCTGCTGCGCCAGTCCCCGCAGCAGGCTGAGGACCGCGACCACCTGCGCAAGCTGCTCGATCGCCCCTCCGGTGGCGTGATCTTCACCACCCTGCAGAAATTCTCGCCCGAGAGCGGCTCCACCGACTACCCGGTGCTGACCGACCGCCGCAACGTGGTGGTGATCGCCGATGAGGCGCACCGCAGCCAATACGGCTTCCGCGCGAAGGTCGCCGCCAGGACGGGCGAGATTTCCTACGGCTTCGCCAAGTACCTCCGCGACGGGCTGCCCAACGCCTCCTTCATAGGCTTCACCGGCACGCCGATCGAGAAGGACGACGTGAACACGCCGGCGGTGTTCGGCAACTACATCGACATCTACGACATCGCCCGCGCCGTGGAGGACGGGGCGACGGTTCCCATATACTACGAGAGCCGCCTGGCGAGGATCGAACTGGACGAGGACGAGAAGCCGAAGCTCGATGCCGAGATCGAGGACCTGACCGAGGACGAAGCCGAGACCGAGCAAGAACGCCTGAAGCGCAAATGGGCCAGCGTCGAGGCCCTGGTCGGCGCCGAGAAGCGCCTCGCCCTGGTGGCCGAGGACTTGGTACGCCATTTCGAGGCCCGCATCGCGGCGCTGGACGGCAAGGCGATGGTGGTGTGCATGAGCCGCCGCATCTGCGTCGCCCTCTACGACGAAATCATCCGGCTCCGGCCCGCATGGCACAGCGACGATGACGATGCGGGCATGGTGAAGGTCGTGATGACCGGAGCGGCTTCCGACCCGCCCTCCTGGCAACCGCATATTGGCAAGCGGCCGAAAGCCCGCCGTGAGGCATTGGCCAAGCGAGCCAAGAAGGCCTCCGATCCGCTTAAGCTCGTCATCGTCCGCGACATGTGGCTGACGGGTTTCGACGCCCCGAGCATGCATACGATGTATGTGGACAAGCCGATGAAGGGCCACGGCCTGATGCAGGCCATCGCCCGCGTGAACCGGGTGTTCAAGGACAAGCCGGCCGGCCTGGTGGTGGACTACATCGGCGTTGCGCAGAACCTGAAGAGCGCCCTGGGGCAGTATTCCGGCGGCGACCGCGACCAGACGGGCATCGATGAGGCCGAAGCGATCCGTGTCCTGGAGGAGCACTACGAGATCGTCCACGCCATGTTCCGCCCCGACATGGCCGGCGGCTTTGATTACCGGCCCGCCTTGGAGCCTGGGGCGAGCGCACCCGTCCGCCTGGGCATCATGGCCGGCGCCATCGACTGGGTGCTGACCATGCAGCAGAATGACGCTGCCAAGGAGATCACCGAGGAGGGCAAGAAACGTGCCCATCGTCGGTATGCCGACGCGGTGGCGGCCCTCTCCAAGGCATTCGCGCTCGCCTCCGCCAGTGACGAAGCGCGGGCCATCCGCGAGGAGGTGGGGTTCTTCCAGGCGATCCGGGTCGCCCTGGCCAAGAGCGCGCCTGGCGACGGCAAGAAGAGCACCGCGGAACGCGAGTTCGCCATCCAGCAGCTTGTCAGCCGCGCCGTGGTGTCCACCGAGATCGTCGACATCATGAAGGCCGCGGGCCTGGACAGCCCGGACATCTCCATTCTCTCCGACGAATTCCTGGCTGAAGTGCGCGAGATGGAGAAGCGGAACCTCGCGATCGAGGCACTGAAAAAGCTGATTGCCGGCACCGTGCGTGCCCAGGCCCAGCGCAACGTGACCCAGGCCAAGGGCTTCACCGAACGCCTGGAAGCCGCGATCGCCCGCTACCACACCAACGCCATCACCACGGCCCAGGTGCTCGAAGAGCTCATCCAGATCGCCAAGGACATCCGCGCCGCCCGTGCCCGCGGTGAAGAAACCGGACTGTCGGACGAGGAGGTCGCCTTCTACGACGCCTTGGCCGAGAACGAGAGCGCCCGCCAGATGATGGGCGAGCCCGCTCTTCGCCTGATCGCCCATGAGCTTGTCACGATCATCAGGGGCAATATGACCGTCGACTGGATGCACCGCGACTCAGCGCGCGCCAACATCCGGCGCCTCGTGAAGCGCCTGCTGCGCAAGTACGGCTATCCTCCCGACCTCCAAGACGCTGCGGTGCAGAATGTCCTGCAACAGGCCGAGGCGCTGTCGGCAGAGTGGGCGGCATGATGTCGGCGTTCCGCGCGCACTGGAAAGAGTGGGCTTTTCGCTCCCAGTCACCAATGCCCACCCGATCGAGTTTCGAACTTACGGTTTGGAGTCGCATCATTAAAGCGCGCGACTTCAATAGGATACAACTCGGGCCCAAAACCCCCACAGCCCCAAGTCGCGGAGAAAATTGGCCCTTCGGAGAGAGATTCGGGCGTTCGTTCCGCTCGCGGAGCCCCGAGTCCACCCGGCAACCCCACGGAAAACTTGGGGTTTTCCGGGCCGTCTCACCAGCGGAGAGCGGTTCACCCCTAGGGTGGTGGCGTAGGATAGGGAACTGGGAGCGAAAAGTCTCTGTGCGCCGGCGGTCGCCGCCCAACGACGGTGAGCGGCTTCCTGGCGGGTATATTCAGCGAGCCTGCGTCGTAGCCTTTGCCAAGGCATTCTGAACACCGCTATCGTCTCGATCGTAGGTTTTGCTCCATCAGCGCCCGCAAACCCTGGGGCCAATCGCTGCTGAATTGTTGTTGCTGTTAAGCGGCGAATCTCTTGTGTTGGGCGCATTGAAGTGGCGTGCCTGCGAGAACAATATCGTTTGCCAGCTCCGAACGTTTGCCGCTCAGCCGACCCGAAGGTGAAGGCCCGACAGTCAGCTCCGCCGGAATCTTGTCTGGGGCCCGGGGAGCGGCAGGTCACAAGAAGGGACGGAAGATGATGGCTACGGGTACGGTGAAGTGGTTCAACACGACCAAAGGGTATGGCTTTATCGGCCTCGACACGGGGGGCAAGGACGTATTCGTGCACGTCAGCGCAGTTCAGAAAGCTGGGCTGCGCACCCTGAACGAGGGTCAGAGGGTCAGCTTTGACGTCGAGCAACAGCCTAACGGCCGATTAGCGGCCGTGAATCTGGGCGCCGAATGACCAGCATGGTTGACGCAGGCGTGCAGCAAGGCCGGGAGGATGTGTGCCTTGCGACGGCGCCACAGTACAATAACACAAGGAGACTCGCGCTATACTATTTATCAATATAATTCAGATTGCTAGGATTTATCAGATATTTTGTGACCAATTCTGCTTTTCAGCGTTACGATAAACGTGGCTCCGTTTTCGTCGTTGGCTGCCCTGATTTCTCCTCCCATTTCCCAGATCAGCCGTCGTGTGATGGCGAGTCCTAGGCCGGTACCTTCTGTTGCAGACTTGGTTGTCACGAATGGTTCGAACAAGCGTGTTAGGACCGTTTCTGGAATCCCGCCACCGTTATCAGAAAAATTGATTTGCACGTCAGCGTTGGATAATCGAGAGACGGATATGCGAATCTGCCGTTTTGGTCCATATGGTTGTTTGGCAAGTGCATCACGTGAATTCATCAAAATATTAATGAGGGCCTGCTCTAGAGGTAATTTTCGGCCGCGTACAAAAATGGCTTCATTGCAGACCTGAAGATCTACATAGATTTGATCTTGTTGGAACGTGTGCTCAAGAATTTCAAGAGAGTCTTGCGATACGAGATTGAGATCAATATCTTCAAGTGACAAATCACTATCCGGTGTTCGCGAGAGTTGCCTTAGATTATCAATCAAACGAGCGGCGCGATTCGTCTGATGTTCTATTCTTTGCAGCCGATGCCTCGCGCTCTCGACATCGCCGTCATCGAGAGCAGCAAGAGCATTGCTTGCTGCGAGCCCGATTGTACCTAATGGCTGTCGTAGTTCATGCACTAGCCCCGCAGCCATCTCGCCAAGGGATGCGAGTCTCGCGGACGTCAGTGCACGAGCTTCGGCGTCACGACGAGCTGTCACGTCGATGGTATAGCCTACAATTTCTGCGCCACCGTCAGGCCAGAGCGTCAATACACGAGCGTAGGTATGCAGTATCCCCCAACTGCCAGAGGGTTGCCGTATGCGCGTTTCGAACGCTACCCGTCCTGAGGAAAGAAGCTCGTGGTTATACTCGTCTGGCTTTGGGTCATCCGGATGAACCAGGTCTGTTAGGGAAGAGAGTCTTTCGAGATCACTCGAGGGCCATCCGAACACACCCTCTATATCACCTCCGCGATATACGCTTCGGACGGTCGTGCCATCTGGCGCAACTTCTCGCAGGAAGATGACCGCGGGCAATCCATCAAGCAGGCGTTCAACGTCTTTCTGTCCCTCCAACAGCGCTGTCACCTCTCGCCGGGCGTGCCGAACATCTTCACGGCGAAGGATCCAGGCTACCGACGCCAGCGTGACGCCAAGCGCAGTGCTGGCCAGTAACAACCACTGGACAGCCTTCCACGCAGCGCCTTGCAAGGACGCCTGGGCCTCGGCGACGGTCACGGTCCAGCCAGTTGCGACTGACAGACGTTCGACGGCGTAGACATTGTCATTTCCGCTCCAGCCGGGCCCGACGACCAGTGTGCTCTGTCTGTTTCCAATGGCCTTTCCCACCCACTCTGGCGCTCTGGCGCCAACTCGGCGTCCTGTCGGATCGAAGCTGTGCGCCAGGATCCGGAACTGGCTATCGGCGATCGCGGCGAATGTGCCGGGTGGAAGGTTCTGGCTTAGAAGTAGTTCCCTCATTGCAGTCGGTTTCAGTGCCAGCGCCAGCGCTCGGCGGGTTTGACCTGGTCGCTCAACGGGAACGAGCGCTGCCAACACGAGCCGGTCCGCAACAGCACCAGGAAACAGATCTGAAATCGCCGGACGTGAATGTTGGAATACTTCATCAAGAGCAGGCAGCAGAGCCTGCTCGTGACCCTTTGGCAAAGCGGAGGGCAGGGGCGTTCCCGGCACGCGGAGGGAGTTAGCTCTCATCATGTAGTCGGGCGGGGGACCGATGAGAACGATCCAGCCTCCGAGGCGAGCACCGACGGTGCGTGCACGTTCTTCAAACGCCCCGGCAGCAGCCCCAGAATCGAGCAAATTAGACGTCGCAAGTGTTTCCAGGGCGCTGACATAACGTCCCAGCTGCGCGTCCACCGCGGAAGCGAGGGCTCGCGCTGTCGACTGCAAGCGCGCTTCATCATTCGATCGGTAAAGGGTGAGGGTTGTGGAAAGTGAAAGAATTACAAACAAAATGGCTGGAAAGATGGCAAAAGCGCCAACGATTAACCGAAAAATACCAGGGCGCTTAGTTCGAAATACGGTCACTGCCTCCGCGATCTTCATGGGGCTGAGATGATCCTGGCTGCCTATGGTTTCTTTATAGAGAGTGCAGAATATAAAGGAAACCGCATATTATATCGTGTGTTATATGCGTTCCTTGCGTAGTACGCACTCCCGGCATGAAGCACTCAGCATGGTCCGAGGAGATCGGACTTCGGTCGCAACCCGGCAGCCAAGGCCCAGGCAGCGAAGTCTGCATCGCCTGCTCGGACCGCGGTTGGACCGGTCATCGAGGTTCCGATGGCGACGGCGAGGACGGCCCAGTGCATGGGTTCAGGCCGCTTCGGTGCGGTCGGACGCCGCGACGGGGGTCGCGCGGGCGGCGCGGCTGCGGTGGATGCTGCGGACGGTGCCCTGGGGCTTGCCGTTGGCGGAGAGGAAGGTTCGGCCGATGTATTCGCCCATGACGCCGAGGATCGTCGACTGGATGCCGGTGAGCAGGAGGATGACCGTCATGGTCGAGGCCCAGCCGGAGGGGCTTTCGCTGCCGAACAGGGCCTCGAAGATGGTGAAGGCGGCGCCGGCCAGGCCGAGGGTTGCCATGGCGATGCCGGCGAGGATGGCTATGCGCAGGGGGGCGAGCGAGAAAGAGGTGGCGAGGTTCAGCCAGAGGCGGATGAGGCGCTTGACGGTGTAGTTGCTGCGGCCTTCGGCGCGGGGGAGGTGGCGGACCTCGATGCTGTCGATGCGCTGGGTGACCTCCATGATGAGGCCGTCGATATAGGGGTAGGGGCCGCGGTAGCGGGTGACGCTGCGTACGACGAGGGCGGACATGCAGCGGAAGGAGGAGAGGTAGAGGCCCTTCGGCTTGTCGAGCAGCCAGTCGGCGACCTTGTTGGCGAACTGGCTGCCGAGATTGCGCCAGGGGGCGTGCTTCTTGCTGGCGTAGCGGGTGTAGACGACATCCCAGGTGCCGAGGCGGGCGTGGTCGTAGAGCTTGGTGACTTCCTCGGGCGGGTTCTGCAGGTCGTCGTCCATGGTGATGACGAAGCGGCCGCGGGCGTGGCGCAGGCCGGTCATGACGGCGTTGTGCTCGCCGTAGTTGCGGGCGTGCTCGATGGCGACGACGGGGAGCTTGCGGTCGGTGCCGGCGATGGTGGGCGGGTTGGTGGCGAGCGCGCGGCAGACCTCGCCGGAATTGTCGGGGCTGCCGTCGTTGACGAGGATCACCTCCATGCCGCCCTCGGGACGCAGGGCGGCGAGGGCTGCAACGAGTGTGCCGATGGTCGCCGCGCCGCGATAGACGGGCACGACGACCGATAGGCCGATAAACGGGGCGCGAACACGCTCACGAGCGCGGCCTTCGCGACTTAGCGCCTCGGCGGCAGTGAATCCTGCGAGGATCATAATGCCAGGGTTTCTGGAAACGCGATTACACCACTCCTCGAAGCTGAGTTTGGTAATGCGGTGGTTGCGCGAGTATCGACGTGGCTAGACTGAAGTTCTTCTCGAACTGCAAGTACATTATGGCCAACATCGGATCTGAATCACTGCGGCATCGCGGATCATCTGGTCGACAGTTGAGTCACCATGTCCAAAGCACGAATCAGGAAGCCAGCGCGCTACAGCCGACACCGGAAACTTGGTTGGATAGAATCGGCAGCCCTTCACCAAAGGGGTCGCAGGTAGTGCGCCCACGAATTAGGTGGCCCCCGGGGCTGAGCAATCCCTGGATGAGCCCCGCAGCGTAGGAGGTGACGTCAACCCTAGGGGGCGGACTTCGCTGTCGCGGCGATGTGAAATGCAGATCTGACCCAATCGGGGGAGTCCCCCGTCGATGACGTTGTCGCATTCTTCGAAGGAACTGTCCTCCACGAGGACCATGCCTATCGGCCGTAAGCCGCAGCGTTCGCAGCACATCCTCTCGACAAAACTCCCAACTATCGCTGAGGGAGCAATAGAAGCAAGTCGGGACAAATGCATCTGGACGGTCATCCGGCAGTCCAAACATCGCCCCACTACGCGACAGCTACTCAATTCCGCCAAAGGCATGAGGAGCGTCGTAGAGCGGATTTCGGTTAGCAATTCAACCTCGACTGACTGATATCACTTCCCGGCCAGCAACAACTATTTCGTCACGGACGCGAATTGAGGCGCTCACGATTTACGAGCTACTCCAATATGCTGCATCGCTCCGCGTATTCATAATCGTAAAAAATATCGAATAAACTCAAAAATTTTGCGATATTGAGATTAATTTCGAGAAGTGATGTATATTTCTTTCGCCACATCCAGTTTTGTGGGCACGCGATTGATTTGTATCGCCGCGCCTCAGGCTGGTGTCGAGGCGAGCGGCGCGAGAAACGAGCGGGGCGGGGTAACGTTTCTTCTCGATCAGTGACCGGGCCTTGTAGCGGATTGAGAAGTCACGCGCCGCCCCTTTTCGTTCACACCAACACACACTTCGGTACGCGGCCTCAGCTTTGTATGGCATCCGCCGATCGAAACAGCGCGTCAACCTGCTCGACGTTCAGCCCGAGGTCCGCGGCCAACGACATGAGGAACTCGCTGTCCCGGCTCCACTCGGACGCGCCGACCCACGCGTCCTGAACCCGGCTGTCCGATGCCGCGACGGCCGCCTCAACGTCATCCAGCAACCCAGCTTCCCGCAGCGCCGCCTTGCCCTTTCAGGCGTGGACGCCTTCATGGCCGGATCTCTGCCGCTTGGATGACCCGCTTCCGCCGCCTCGTGCGAGACTTCGAGCAACGCATCGACGTCTCGAAGGCCATGATCTACGTGGCCATGGGATGCGTGCTGCTCCGCAGACTCCATGAATGAGAGTTTTCAAACGGGCTCTGAGCAGTTACGATTATTGCATTAATTAGCTAGCTTGTTTGCAGGAATAATTGATCGTATCTGCCTATTCATCTCAATCTGCTTTGTGAGATTGGATAATCCATTTACAAAATTTGGCAATTGTGCAACAGGGATGCAGATCATGCCGCATGGTATATTATGACCATCTTTGCCGGTCATCACGAGCGTGATCCGCGCCACTCCATTCGCAACCTGTGCTTCCGTAACGCCGTCGATGAATATGATGGGGCAGCAATCAGACATTAGAATGCCCGATCCTCGTTGCAGAAAAAATGTTGGTAACACGCCGCGTTTCGGGAGAATTAAATTCAATAAAAAGGCTTTGTGGTGTCGAGATAAAGCTCGGTTCGTAGTTTAGTGCGGCACTATCCACGGAGATTACCTTAATTAGAGTGGTGGCCTTATGAAAACCATTTACCGGATCATTCTTTCTGATCGGCGACTGACAAGTGCGTCCGGGGCGTTCGGATAACGAAGAGAAGGCAGACCTAGTCCATGGCTCTGATCCCTACATCTGGAGCCACGAACATCGGGGTCGAGGTCGCTGAAAACCAAATCTTATCATGGAATTTCTTAAATATCATCTGTGCGTATCTTGAATTGGGAAAGTTCAAGATCGCTATCAACAAAAAATTGCGCAAATGCCAAAAAATTTTTCAGGTTATGGCGATTTTGACATCTCACGATCGAGATGCCGGGTGATGCCGGCTCAATTTTAACAATCGGCGCATCGCCATATGCCTTTTTGACCAAACGCAATAGAAGCGCTAAGCTTATTGGCAACTCCACCGACGCTTGCAGCGTGACTGAATCTTGAGACTGCATAGATTGCGGTTTTGACCGGATTCCGAATGAGGACACTCAAGCGACTATAACCGAGAATCATTCCTGAAAATTCTTTTATAAGTAATTATATAACGTAATTTTAATTGAAACCTCTCTTAAAATCGAAAATAATTAAATTATATAAAATTCTACTCATGGCTGCGATGTAGGTGCCCATGCGGCCACTTCAGGTTCCAGGAATGATGGATCGATTGCATTAGCTGCTGCGGCCCGTGAACGCACCGGCGAGCCTTCGCAGCCCAACCTGATTCAACTCGCAGCGATGACACAGATCGCCCTCAAAACAGCACGCGAAGTTCCCGCGACAACCTCACGGCCGGATCTCTGCCGCTTGTCGGAACAGCGCCTCTGCCTCCTCGTCGGTCACCTCGAGCAGGCGCATCAGCTCGGTGGCCAGCGAGGAATGGCGCTCGATGCGGTCGCCATACTCGAACAGCTCGGCGGCCAGGAGCGCCTGCGGCGTGGCAAGCTGGCCCAGCGCGTGCTGCACCAAATCGAACTGCCCGGCGAGCTTCAGCGCGGCTCGGAACTGCCACAGCGCGACATCGTGCGGCACGGGGGGTGCGGCCGGCGCCGGAGCTGGCTGCTGCTGCCAGGTCTGCCACCACAGCCCGTCGCGGAAGCAGGGCGGGCCCTCGACCACGACCATCCCCTCCGCGGCGGGCGGGCACGGCATGGGGCGCACGAGCCGGATCCCGGCGGCGATCAGCGCGTCAGCGTCGATGTGGGCCGGGAGACTGCCGTCCGGTTGGGTCAGGTACTGCGTGGGTGTGCCTCAGAGGTAGGTGGTGATGCGCGCGTAGCATCGGCCTTCGCGAGGGCCAAAGAGCGGCCTGCGTACGCCAGACACTCGACGGTCACTCCGAAAAGCCACTCAGTGGCCCCCCTACACGACTACTGGGGACACCACCCATCCGCGTCGACAAACTCGACGAAAGCTACCTCAGGCCCGTCAAACTCGCTGCTGCCAAGATCTGGAGCAGATTATGAGTCAGTGCCCCATGGCCTGCAGAAAATTCTACCACATGGGCCAAAGCCGTGCAGTAAACCCAAGTGTGTTAGGCAATCTTTAAGAATTTCACGATTTACATGACGAATTGCGGTAAAATTTCCAGATTTTCTGACAAAAACTACATCTTCGTATTCGTACATCTCAGTTTTATTTTGGTCAATATCGTTGAAATTTACGGGAATTATGGCAGAGTACGTCATCTCGAACTCCTGGTTGGTAACTGTGCACCCGTAGCGACGGCCATGGCGTGAGGCGGTGAGCGCGTTGGGCCTATAGAAAGGAGCTTACACGACCACGGGTGCCTCAATTCAAGATGGTCGTGAGCCCCGCGATCAACCTCGCCGCAATAGCCTAAACTCGCCCCAATCGGCGTCGCCACACATCCTCAGCTCTGTATCGCCCCCGCCGATCGAAACAGCGCGTCAACCTGCTCGACATTCAGCCCGAGGCCCGCGGCCAGATCAGACAGAAACGAGCTGTCCCGACTCCACTCCGATGCGCCGGCCCAGGCGTCCTGAACACGACCACCTGCAGCCGCGACTGCGACTTCAACGGCATCCAGCAGCCCAGCCTCTCGCAAAGCGGCCTTGCCCTTCCAGGCCGGGACGACCGGCGGAACGGGCGGCTGGGATGCCGGAGGAAGGGCGACGTCCCACCCGCGGGACGGCGTCGCCGGCACGACCAGGGATACCTGGAAAGCTTCCTCGGGCTCGCGGCCATGCCAAGCCAGGTTGACGTGATACCGCGGGTCGATGACGTCACCGGCGATCGGCACACCGCCTTCGCCGACCTGCGCAGGGGCGACGATCGGCCCCACGATATCGACCGCCACACCCTGCGGCAGATCGGGATCCTGGCCCGGCGGACAGGTCCACCCCGCAGCCTGGCACGCCGCGAGGAATTCCGCCCGGCTGGTGAACCGGTGACAGGTCGTGATCCACATGGCGTTGGCTCCTAGGGCGCCGTCAGCGTCTGCAGCAGGGCGTTGGACAGCCGGCGAGGGAAGTACTGGAACGCCCGGCAGGTGGCGTTGGCGAGGGAGGATGCCGAGGGCTCCGACCAAGGGGCCGCGCCGATCGCGATGCGGGCCGGGGTCGCCGGCAGAGGGCAAAGGGCGTGGCTGCTGACGGTGCCACCATCCAGGCAGAACGCTGCGTCGAAGTTGGCCCAGGCCATCGCCATCCGGAAGGTCACCGCATTGGCGAAGCTGAACGGCCGGGTCAGCGCCGCATAGCCAGCGCCACCCGCGCGCGTGTTCAGCACCAGCTGTCCGGTGGTGAAGCGTGACAGGTAGAAGGTGTCGTTGAAGGTCAGGCCGAAGCCGCCATAGACCAGGGCACTGCCACCGGTCTGCGCCGGCACGATCCGGTTCACATACTCGAAGATCATCGTTCCCTCGCTGGGGTTGAACCAGCGCGTGTCGACGTCGAGGTAGAGGTTGTCGGCCCCGCGGGTGACCGAGGCGGTCGTAGTCGGGATGTAGCTCGTCGGGTTGGTCAGCGTGGCCTCCGCCTCGAGCTGTGCACCCCAGGCATAGATGCTGTTGGTGCTGGCGGGCGGGGTGTTGTCGGCCGCGGCGGGTCCGATCGACGCGGCGATGGCGGTCACCGTGGTGCTGGTGGCCTCGATCGCGCAGCGATACCAGCCGGCGCCGTGCGCCTCGATGGTCTTGGCGCTGTAGAGCAAGGTACCGGCGCCGGCGGTGTGGGTCCCGACCGCGCCGCTGACCAGGTTGAACCAGACCTGGATGGTATTGCTGCCGTCGCTCAGTTCCAGCACCGCGAAGCCACTGGCGGCGGCCTTGAGGAACACCACGAAGGCGATGCCGCGCCCGGCGGTGATGGTGACGGCCTGCGTCAGCTTGCCGCCGCTGGCGGCCGCGGTGAGGGTGTCCGCCGTCGTGGTGCCATCCGGGGCCATGGTGGCATTCGGCGTGACGGTGAGGTTCGCCGCGGACCAGGGCGCGGTGTCCAGTTCCTCGCTGCGCAACAGCAGGTTGGTGCGCTGGGGCTCGATCAGCAGCCCCTCGCAGACGCCCGTGACCGGGTGGTGCTGCCAACGCCCGGTGTTGGCCGGCACGGCCCGAATGAGGCCTGTGCGCCCGACATTGCGGGCGGCCCCGGTGCGGGTGAAGCGGGCGCGCGGGTCGATCAACCCGGGGGCCTTGTGGAACTGCCAGTTGATGGCGGGCTCGACGGACATGGCTATGCCACCTCGAAGGATGTGCTGCCGGTGCAGACCAGGGTGAGGATCGCGGAGCCGGTGGTCACCGTGATGCCCACCCCGGCGGTGCCGCCGTTGATGGCGTCGGTGGCGGCGCCGGTGTTCAGGGTCAGGGTGGCGCCGCTGCGGTTGCGCAGCCGGCAGGTCCAGCCGGGCCAAACGTCGATGGCCACCGGCAGGATCCAGGTGCGGGTGCCGTTGGTGCAGAGCAGCAGCTTGCCGGCGTCGTGCGGGGTGATCTGGTAGGTGGCGTTCTGCGTGTTGGGATAGAGTGACAGCGCCATGTCCCAGGGCCGGAAGCCGCCGCTGTCCAGATAGGCCAGGCGCGGCAGGTCCATCGGCTCGTTGCCGACGCCGTTGGCCGGCGTGCCGAGGGCCAACTGGGTGGCCAGGCTGCCCGAGGCGGCGGTGGCCGATGCCTGGGCCTGACCGGTCAGGTAGGCGACATCCTGCGCAGTGCGGCCGATCGCGTTGAGCGAGGGGCGGAAATAGATGCGGAACAGCCCGTTGGGGAAGTCGGCGTCGCTGCGGGCGGCGAGATAGGTCCAGTCCTCCTCACTCATAGCCATTCCTCCAGTTCCAGGACGGTCTCGTGCACGTTGTGGAAGGCCTGGGTGATCGGATCGAGCTTGCGGAACCGCACCAGGCAATCGCGCTTGAACCGCCGCGCGGTGTCATCGGGGCTGGGCACGACCCAGAACGGGGTGTGGGTGCCGAGCAGGCGCTGGGCATCGAGCAGGGCGCCGAACGCCTCGACCCGGGTGATGCCCTTGAGCGCCAGGCGCAGCACCCGGGCCGGCGGTCGCGTCTCGCTGTAGAGCACGCCGCCGAGCGATGTGGCGCTGACGCTGCGGTCCTCCCAGGCCAGCTGCGCGCCGGGGGCGAGGTTGCGCTCCGGCGACCAGATCGTGCCCAGGCGCAGGTGGGCGAGCTCGACATAACCATCGGGGTTGGCGGTGTCGTTGATCTCGATGGCCCAGTAGCGCGCCCGGATGTTCACCAGCGCGTCGTGCATGCCGTGGCTGGGATAGCCCACGATCTCCTCGTCCGAGAGCTGCCCGGTCCAGAAATTGTCGTCCTCCCATTCGAGGTCCTCGGGGAGGTAGACGGCCGGCCAGACCGGGATCCAACCGGCGCTGTAGAGATCCGTCCCGCCTGGCGTGGCGCCGGCGGTGATCCGCACCAGGGCATCGCGGGTCAGGTTGTGCCGCGCAACGCCGATCATGCGCACCGGGATGTTGCTGGCGCCGAGATCGACGTTGAACTTGGTCGAGGCCAGCAGCAGGTTGCTGGACCGCGCGCGCAGGCTGAGGAGCGGTGGATCGAGCAGCAGGTTGGCCAGCGGCGCGCCGGCTTGCCAGGCGCCGCCCGAGAGCGTTGCCACGGGCGCCTTGCTGTAGAATTGGAACTGGATGTTCGTCACGACCGTGACGCTCCTGAGCGTTGCGACGCGCGCGGCAGCGGCGTCGCGTGCGCCGCGAGAGCGCGCGCCGCTGACAGGTTGAGCATGGTGTTCCTAGCCCCAGAGATCGAGGGTGAGCTGCGAGCGCGGGCCGCCGGGGGTCTGGGCCCCGTCGACGTCGATGCCGACGACGCGAAAATCGCGGCCGGCACCGTAACCGAGCCGGCTGGTGACCAGACGCACCGCGCTGCCAAGATCGATCGCGGCTCGCGCCTGGGTGAGCCAGACGCCGACCTGAGTGAAGTCGCGCCGCAGCTTGTGCAGCGCGAGCACCCGGCTGGCCTCGGTTGCCATGTCCGCGGCCTGCTGCAGGCAGGTGTCGCGCAGCATCTCGGGGGCGAGGAGATGGGCGGTCTGCACCGCGGTGTCGCTGGCGATGGCCTCGCGCCAGGGTTGCAGCAACTCGGCACGACGGGCCTCGGTCAGTGACGGGCCAACGGCGACCAGGTCGTTGGCGCTGGTCTCGGCATAGGGCCGGCCGCGCAACCGGACCCGCCACACCGGGATCCCGGCATCGGCATCGCGGGTGGCCAGGGTGTCCAAGGCTTCGATCTCGACGTCGGTGAAGGTGAAGGCCGGGCTGCCGGTCGGCGCCAGCAGCTGGCCGACCTGCCACAGCCCGGTGCGGGTGGGGGCGAGCCAGCCGCCGCAGCCGCTGAGGACCTGGTCGATCGCCTGCTGCCGGGTTACCTCGCCGGTGAGGTGGACGCCGCACTCGCCCGTGGCGGCGGCGTTGAGGGTGGTGAAGGACCCGGCATCCAGATCCCCGACGGCCACGCCGCAGCGCTGCGTCAGCAGGCGCTGGACGATCTCGCCGGCCTTGGCGACATAACCGCCGGCGGCATCGCCCTGCGCATCCATGGTGATGCGGCCGACGGCCGACGCGCCGAGGCGGACCAGGCCGAGGGCGAGGCAGGTGTCGAACTGGCCGGCGGCGACCGTCGCGCCTTCGAGGGCTGCCAGGCTGGCGCGGTTGTTGCCGGAGAAGGTCAGCGCCACGCCCTGGTCGTAGACGGCGTCGACGGCCTGGGCCTGGCCGTCATGGAACTGGTAGATCAGCCGGGCGGTGTTCACCAGGATGGGGACCAGCTGGTAGCGCCGCCCGAACAGCAGCGGTTTGCGGCGTCCCTTGATGTCGTCGGCACTGCCCTCGGCGCCTGCAGGGAGGGCATTGTTGCCAGCGTAGAGATTGGCCTGGAGCGGCAGCGCCAGCATCTGCAGCTTGTCACGCAGGCGGATGGTCACGGTGCGGGCGCCGACCTCGACCTGCTCGGCGGTGCCGGTCAGGAAGGTAGTGGTGCCGCCGGGATAGGGCGCGTTTTGCGGCCCCACACGCACCACCACCTCACGCCCGTCGATACCGAGGTCGCGGAGATAGGCAAGGCCCTGGTCCAGGTTGTTGAGCACGATGTCGCCGACACCGACCGTGCTGCCGCCGCCGAGGCGGGCGGCCGAGAACATGGTGCGCTTGAAGCGGATCGGCTGCTGCAGGCGCGGGGCGAAGTGGACGTTCGGGGGCACCTCCGTCGGCCGGGTCATGGTGCCGAGGCCGGAGGTGAAGCGCAGCACTCGGGTGCCGGGGATGGCCGGGTCGTAGGCGGTGACCTCGACCAGAGTGATCAAACCGTCAGGCATCAGGCGACATCCCGGACGGTGTTGCGCAGCTTCTGCACGGCCTCGGTGGTGCCACTGGTGCCGGCACGCACCTCGCCAGCGATCAGGACCGCCGCCTCGCGCAGCACCTGGCGCAAGTCGGCAACCTCCTGGCGCAGCGCCTGGAGATCGGCGCGCAGGCTGTCGGACGCCGCAGGCATGGTGGCGCGGACGCCGAGGGAGCCATCGCCACGGCGGGCCAAGGGCATGATCGCCTCGGGCCCGGCCTCGCCGAACAGCGCCATCGGCGCCAGGGTGGGACGACCGACGAGGTCGGGGATGCCGCCGCGCGCGAAAGGGATGACGTTGCCGCCGGTGAACACGCCGCCGAGGGCAAAGGCGCCGCCTTCGCCGGCGTTGCCGCCACGGGCGTCGTCGATCAGCGTCTGGGTGTTCTGCACGACCTGGCTGGTGAAGCCGCGTGTCGCGGCAATGTCATCGCGCATGGTGGCGAGGATGGCGTTGGCCGCGGTGAGCAGCCCGGACAGCTTGTCGTCGATGGAGCGGCTGATCTGGATGGTCTCGGTGGTCTCGACCGCCTGGCGGATGATGCGGGTGATACTCTCGTCGGTCAGCAGCGTCGCCCCGGTGGCGGCGAGCACCTGCTGGAAGATGCCGCGCAGCACCGCCTCGCTCTCCGGCACGACGATGGTGCCGGTCGGCGCGAAGATGGTCTGGTTGATGCCGCGGGTGACGATGGCGCTCTCGATGACCAGGGCCCGCTCGGCGTCCGTCAGAACCCGACCCAGCTGCTGCTCGACGGTGCGGACGACGCTGGCGGCCTGGATCAGTCCGGCGCGCTCCTCGGCGGTGAGGTCCCGGCCGATGGCTTGGCCGATGGTTCGTTCGATCGCCGCGCCCTGCACCAGGCTATCGCGCTCGGCATCGGACAGGGTGCGCCCGATTGTCTGCTCGATACTGCGCAGGATGCTGCCGCCCTGCACCAGGCCGGCGCGCTCCGCGTCGGTGAGATCGCGGCCGATGGCTTGCTCGACGATGCGGGCGATGCTAGCGCCCTGCACCAGGCTATCGCGCTCGGCATCGGAGAGGTTGCGGCCGATCGCCTGTTCAATGCTGCGCAGGATGCCGCCGCCCTGGACCAGGCCAGCACGCTCGGCGTCGGTGAGGTCTCGCCCCATCGCCTGCTGGATGGCGCGGGTGATATCGGCGTCATAGACGAGCCCGGCGCGTTCGGCGGGCGACAGGTCACGCCCGATAGCCTGCTGGATGGCCCGCGTGATGTCGGCAGCCTGCACCAGGCCGGCGCGCTCGGCGACGGAGAGATCGCGGCCCATGGCCTGCTGGATCGCGCGGGTGATGTCGGCACCATAGACGAGCCCGGCGCGCTCGGCCGGCGACAGGTCACGTGCCATCCCCTGTTGGATGGCACGGGTGACATCGGCGGCCTGAACGAGCCCGGCACGCTCGGCGACGGACAGGTCGCGCTGCATCGACTGCTCGATGTCGCGGCGCACGACAGCGCCCTGCACCAGGGCGTCGATCTCACCATCGGTCAGCAGTCGGCCAAGCCGTTCCTCAACCGTGCGCAGCACCGTAGCGGTCTGCACCAACCGCGCCCGGTCGGCGTCCGGTAGCGCGTTCAACGCCTCGGTGATGACGCGCACTATCTCGACACCGACCTGGACGTTCACCGAGCCGCCCAGCTGCTGAAGCGCGGCCAGGATCTGCGCGTCGTAGGACTGGGTGGCCGGCAGGTTCTCCAGGCTGGAGATGATGAACTGGCGCAGCGCCTGGAAGTCGGTGCCTGAGGCATACATGCCACGCCCGGCGGCCAGCAGCGTGTCGGCGGTCTGAGTGATGCGGGACAGAGCATCGCCGTCGCCGCCACGCGCCAGGGCCAGGTCCCGCCCGAAGGCGTTCTGGGCTTCGGTGAGCCGGTCGGTGGGCGAGGCGCCGCCGGAAGCTCCGGCGCGCAGTCCATCTATATAAGTACGGATCGCACCACCGGTGCGCAGCAACGCGTCGCGCGCCTGCTCGGCATAGCGGGCGATGATGGCGGCCCGCTCGGCCGCCTGCGTCTCCTCCAACGCCACCAGCAGCCGCGACTTCTCGGCCGCGGCGGTTGCCAGCGCCTCCAGTTGCTCGGTGAAGGCCCGTGTCTCCTGCCGCGCCGCCTCGGTCTGGCGGGCTAGTTCGGCCGCCTCGGTGTTGCCAGCTGCGGTGAGCCGCCGCACCACCAGCGCCACCTCGCCCTGGCGCAGCGTCTCGGTGCGTTGCACCTCCAAGGCCGCGATCTGCCGGGCACGCTCGGTGGCAAGCTTCTCCTCGGCGAGCCCGTACGTACGGGCCGTCTCGGTTGCCTTGTCGAAGGCGGCGTTGATGGCGTCGATCTGCTGCGCGAAGGCCGCCAGCGGCGCCGTGCCGAGCTTGTCGATCTCGGCCTGGGCGGCCAGGAAGCCATCGACCCATTGCGCCAGCTTGTCCACGCCGGAGAAGGTCTTGCCCTCCAGCGAGCGGGTGAGGTCAGCGTTGTCCCGCGAGGCAAAGCGCAGTCGGGTGTACGCCTCTTCGACCGAGCCGGCATCGGCCCAAGAATAGTCGGCGCCGTTCTTGTTCCCGCCGATGACGCTGACGCCACCCACCTGCAGGCCCCGCTGGGCCAGATAGGCGTTGGTGGCGGCGACAACCTGCTCGGCCTGGGCGAAGACCGCCTTGCCGCTGTCGTTGTAGAAACGGTAGTCAATCGGCATCAGCTGGTCGGCCATCGCGTTTGACGGCGCCGCGTCAGGCCCCCAGCCGGCGCTCTGCAACCGCAGGCCGAAGCCGCGCACGCTCTCGCCGGGGCCGAACAGGCCGCCCAGCCCCCCACCGGCTGCCCCGCCGAGCAGGCCGCCGATGAGGGTGCCGATGCCGGGGATGATCGAGCCCAGTGCCGCCCCGGCCAGGGCCCCGGCGCCGGAGCCGACCATGCCGCCGGTCTGGTTGCCGCCGAGGAGCGAGTTGAGCAGCATGCCCGCGCCGAAGCCGGCTCCGGCACCGCCCAGCAGCGAGCCGAACGTCGCGCCGGTGCCGCCGAAAAGCCCGCCACCACCGAAGGCTTGCAACTGGGCGAGCGAGGCCGGGCCGTAGGCCCCGCCCATCGCGCCCAGCGCGGCACTGGTTGAGGTGCCCCAGCCGGTGATGGCCGTGGCACCCAGCAATCCACCCGCGCCGGTCAGGCCGAGGCCGGAGCCGATGCTGGAAAGCAGCCCGCCGGGTCCGGTCAGACCCAGCGTCTCGCCGATATTGCCGAGCCCGAGTAGGCTCGCGAGCGAGCCACCGCCCGAGGCCGCACCACCGACGCCACCGATCCCACCGCCACCGAAGATGCCCTGGACGATGGGGGTGACGATCGGGCGGATCACCGCCTCGGCGGCGATGCGCGCGAAGGTCGCGCGCGCCAGGCGGTAGAAATCGTCCATCAACCCGGCCCAACCACGGCCCGTGGTGCTGAACAGGTCGGCGAAGCGGTCGCCGGCATAGCGCACCACGTCGTCGGTGGTAGACTGGATCTGGCGCTCCTGTTCCTTGCGGGCGTCGTCGAGCTTCTTCTGGTCGTCCTGGGCCGACTTGTAGGCCGCCCGCTGCGCCTCGATCTGGCGCACCGTGGCCTCGATCGCCTCGGCCTCACGCTGCTGAGCGGCGGTGCGCTTCTCGATGGCGGGGATGCCGGCTTCGCGCAGCTGCTTCTCTATCTCCAGCGCGACGTTCAATGCTGCCACCGCATTGCTGCCCTGGCGTTGCGCCTCGGTCAGGCGGGTCTGGCGGTCGAGCTCGACGGCCAGCGCCTCGGAGACCTTGGCCACCTTGGCGGCCTGGTCGTCGGCCAGCTTGGCGGCCTTCTGGCCCTCCTCATTGGCCTTGGCCAGCTTGTCCTGATACTCGCGCAGCGCATCCGCCCGCGCCCTGGTGGCATCGAAGACCGCCCCGCCCGGAAGGGTGGTGACCCCGGCCGCCTCGGCGCGGGTGATCTTTGCCAGCTGCTCCTGATACTCGCGGGTGGCCTTGAGCTTCTTGTCGTTGGCCTCGACGACCTCGCGCACTTCCTGAGCGGTACGGGTGCGGGCGGCCTCGGCAGCCTTGGCCTGGGCGGTGACGTATTCGCCGAAGCGCTGCTGCCCGGCATCGCGCTCGATCTCGGCCAGACGGTCATTGGCGGTGCGGTAGTCGCTCTCGGCCTGGCGCAGGGCCGACTGCCGGGCGGTGGCTGCCGCCTGCAATTGGGCGCGCTGGATGGCGGAGTAGCCCCGCGCCGGGTCCGAGCCGTCATCCATCGCCGGACCGGCGCGCAGGGCTTCCAGACGAGCGCGGCTGCGGGCGACGTCGTTCTCTGCGGCCTGACGGTCGGTTGGCGCGACATACCGCTGCACCGCATTAACCGCGGCGGCCGCGTCCATCGCCGCCTTGGCGATCGCCTGGGAGAGGCCGAGCGCCTTGTCGAGTTGGCTGGCGAAGTTGTCCATCGCCGCACCCAGCACGCCGAAGGCGCGGCCCATGGTCGGCGGCAGCTTGTCGAACTCGGCGGCCAGCTTCTCACCGGCGGCAATCAGGGCGGGGAGGACCCGATCGGCGGTGAGCTTGCCCTCGCTGCCCATCTGGCGCAGCTGGCCGATGCCGACACCCAGCTCCTTGGCCAGCGCCTGTGCCAGCTGCGGCATGTTCTCCAGCAGCGAGCGCAACTCGTCGCCCTGCAGCACGCCGGAGGCCAGGGCCTGGCCCAGCTGCTGCACCGCCGCGCCAATCTCCTGCGTGGCGCCACCCGAGACAATGCCGGCCTTCTGGACGCCGACCACCAGCCGCATCACCTGGTCGTTGGTGGCTCCCACCTCCTTGGCGGCGACGGCGAAGCGATTGAACGCCCCGGCAGATTCCGCCACGGCGATGCCGGTCTGCTGCGACAGGCGGAACAACCCCTCGAAGGCATGTTCGGCCGCAGCGGCGGAGCCGGTGGCACTGACCAGGCGGGCCAGCACCGCGGTGGCGGTATCGCCGGCCTGGGCAATTCGCGTCCCTGCGGCCACGGCAGCCGCGCCTATCGCCGCGAAGCCTGCGGCCAGCCCGCCGGCCGCGACAGACACGCCGCCGAAGGTGCGGCCAACGGTGCCGAGGCTGCCACCCATGCCCTGGAAGGCGCGGGTGGCGACATCGGAGGCGCCGGCCAGGCGCTGCAACCCAGGCGATGCCGCGGTGCTCGCCACCTCCACCCGACGCAGGGCCGCCTCGCCCGCCACGCCGAACTGCTCCAACTCGCGACGGGCACGGTCCGCCCCCTCGGTGGAGACGCGGATACCGACGGTGCGGGCGGTGGCACCACTCATGATTTGACCCCCCGCAGTTCGGCGATGGCGTTGCGCGCAAACCAACCCGGCACTCGCGAGCGCACGCTGGCCACATCGAGCCGCTTGCGCAGGGTGACGCGGCGCAGCAGCAGGAACATCGGCACGAACCCCTGGGCCAGGACGTCCCGCCGGCGCTGCGCCTGGCTCTTGCGATGGCCGGTCAGCACCTCGGTGCCGCTGCCGACGAACAGTCGCAGCCGGTTGCGCGTGCGGCGGCTGGTCCCGGTGGCTGCGGCCACCCGCAGGCACCAGAGTGCGGTGCCGGGCCGCGATCGGCTGGGCAGCACGAAGGCCTCGCCACGCCGCCCGGCCTGGATCATCTGCGCCGGGGTGATGCGCAATCCGCCACGCCGGCCCGACCTACGGCCGCCAATCGAATTGTAGCCGGTGGGGATGGCCATGTAGGTGCGGCCGCGCGCGACGATGGTGGCGCCGCGGTCAAAGGCGGTGACGACGGTCGGCATGCGCGACCAGATCAGGGCTGCTGGCTTGAAGGTGGTCGGTGCCGTCCCTGCGGCCGGATACAGGTTTAGGCGCCAGGCATTGGCGATGCTGCGGCCGCCGTCCTTGAAGCCAGCCGACCGGGCCTGGGCGCGCAACTCTGACTGCACCTCGCGGCCGGTTGCGGCGACGGCGCGGCGCAGTCCGCCTGCGACGGCGCGCACCTCGGTCTGCATGGCCTCACGCAGGCGGCCGAACACGGCGGCGCGGACGAACATGGGCTGGTTCCTGCGGGTGTGCCGACGCTTGCGCTGGCCCATGCCACGGTTGCGTGGCTACGCTGCGTCCAGGCGGCTCGGATCGTCGAAATTCCGGTCACCGCGTGGCAGCGATCTGGGGAGTGGGTAGATGAGCAAGGTGCGTGTTGGCTTGGTCCAGATGGCGCTGAAGGCACCGACCTCGGCGCCGGTCGCAGAGATTCGCGACGCGATGAATGCCGCCCATGCCGAGCAGGTGCGCCAGGCGGCGGAGCAGGGCGTGCAGGTGATCTGCTTCCAGGAGGTGTTCAACGCCCCGTACTTCTGCCCGGTGGCGGAACCGCGCTGGCTGGAAGCCGCGGAGCGCGTGCCGGAAGGACCAACGACGCAGCTGATGTGCCAGGTCGCCCGCAAGCACAGCATGGTGATCGTGGTGCCGCTCTACCGGCGCCACGACGATGGCCGGAAGACCAACACCGCGGTGGTGATCGACGCTGATGGCTCGGTCCTGGGTACCTACGAGAAGACGCACATCCCGACCATTGGGGCGCACCTGCATACGATGATCGGCAACGAGGAGCGCGGCACCGAGCGCTACTGGTTCGAGCCAGGGACCACGGGGTTCCCGGTGTTCCAGACACGCTACCTGAAGCTGGGGGTCTACATCTGCTACGACCGGCACTTCCCCGAAGGCTGGCGTGCCCTCGGTCTGGCCGGCGCCGAGTATGTCGTGAACCCCTCGGCGACCTGGAAGGGGTTGAGTCAGCACCTCTGGACGCTGGAGCAACCGGCGGCCGCGGTGGCGAACGGTTTCTATGTCGGTGCCATCAACCGCGTCGGTGTCGAGGAACCCTGGGCGATCGGCGAGTTCTACGGCTCCAGCTATGTGGCTGATCCGCGTGGCCGCATCCTGGCCCAAGGGCCCGACGATCGCGATGCGCTGGTGGTGGCCGATATCGACCTCGATGTCGTCCGCGAGGTGAAGGCGACGTGGAAGTTCGACGAGCATCGCCGTCCCGAGACCTACGGCGCCCTCACGCGCTGACCGACTGGCCGCGGAGCCGCGCCTCGCTCTCGACCATCTTGGCGTAGATCGTGCCGAGGGTGGCAAAGGCATCAACCAGCCAGGCTGCCTGGTCTCCGACGCCGCCGGCATCGGGCCAGTGCGCGACACCACCTTTTGGATCCCGGCATGCGGCCCAAAGGCGGACGACCTCATGCCAGGCTGGCGCAATTGCCAGCCGCGGGTTGTCGCCCTTCCACGGCTCGCCTGCGACCAGCCAGTCCGAGCCATCCTCCGGCCTCAGCCCTCCGGCGAAGGCGTCGGGGTCCCTGGCGACGGCAAGGGCGCCACGGAGTTTCCCTCCGCACTCCGGTCCAGCGACACCAGCAGGAAGGCCCGCCAGCCCACGGCAGTGACCTCGCTCGCCGGCAGCACGTCGAGCAGGTCCTCCGGCACCAGTCCCTTGTCCCGCCGGAAGACCGGCAGCCCGGGACCATCCCAGCCGCGGAGTGCATGCCGGCACGCCACCCAGGGTGCCATGCCAGTCCAGCGCTCGCCGGCCACGCGCAGTTCCGCATAGACGGGCACGTCCATGCAGGCGGTGATGATCACCGCGAGCCGCGCCTGCGCCTCTGCCAGCTTGGCCTTGAGCGTCGTGTCGTCCGGTGCAGCATCCACCGCGTCGCGTGCGGCATCGGCGTCGTCGACAACGGCGAGGGCCTCGTCCAGGTTGGCGGGCGCGATCTCGCGCAACGCGGCGCGCAGGCCGTTGCTGACATCCTGCGGCGACGGGCGCATGCCGGCCTCGCGCGCGAGTGCCGTTCGGAAGGCAATGCGTTCGCGATAGGTCAGTGGCGCCAGACGGTAGGTCCGCGGGCTGCCCGGCGGGGTGAAAGCCACGAGGTCGTGCGCCGAGAACACCGGCGGGGCGGTCATGCCATCCATGAGGGGACTCCTGGGGGAAAGGTTCAGAACTGGGCGAGATAGAAGGCGCTGTCGGCGCCATCGCCCTGGAAGCTGATGCCATGCTGGCCGAGGCCATCGCGCTGGCCAGGGTCCATGGCGATCGCCTTGGCGTTCGGCACGATCGCCACGAAGCGGTTGCCCGGGGTGCTGCCGATGATCGCCATCAGCGACATCGGCGTGCCCGCCCGGAAGGCGTTGAACAGCGCCACCGAGTTCGTGGTGTTCATGTAGGGATCAAGGTTCCCCGCCACGTCGCGCTCGATCGGCAGGGCGGCGCCATAGCCCTCCGCACTCTCCGGGTCGTCGGGCAGGATGACGTTGACCCCGGCATTGATGGTCAGCGTCCGGACCTGGGCCAGCGCCTTGTTGAGCTGGCACTTGCCGCCGACAAAGCGCGGGGGCGTCGGCCGCAGCACCGCGGCGGCACCTGCCGGCACGGCGGTCGCAGACTTGCTGGCGAACTGGGCGCGCATCTCGAAGCTGACGAAGCCGATGCCGCCGGTGGTGAGCTCCAGGGTGGGCGTTCCCAGCGCGCCGGTGAAGGTCCAGAGCAGACCATCGGCGTAGAAGTAGATCGTCGCGGTCTTGTAGACGCTCTCGTCTGAGGTCGGGCTGTAGAGCACGTTGATCGGGATCTGCAGCAGGCTGCCCGTGGTGTAGGCCGTGCCGGCGGTATCGCCCGTGGTGATCACCCGCGCCGCGGTGTAGTCGACGATCCCGGTTGTGCCTGCAGCGATGCCGGTGACGATCAGCGGCATGCCGCGATACTGCTGCGCGGTGGTGCCGAACGGAGTGGCTGCGGTCACCGTGGTGGTGGTGCCGGCGGTGGCGGCGGTCGGGGCGCCGATGGCGGCGGCAGTGACCAGTTCGGCGAAGGTGCTGCAGCGCATCAGCTTGCCGAAGTCCGGCGCGGTGCCGGCAGTGCCGGAACCGCGCAGGGGCATGCGCAGCCGCAGTCGTGGCTTGAGGCCACCGACGACCGAGGATGCCTTGTCGAGCGAGCCGGTGAGTTCGGGCAGTTCGATGATGGTGGGGTCGAACTGCACCTCCATCTCCGACGCGATCCAATCACCTGCCGCCGGCGTGCCGCCGATGGAGTCTACCCCGGGGGTGACTTCGATCTTGGCCGCGACGGCGGCGAACTTCATGCGTACGAGATTCACACTCATGGGCTGGACCTTTCAGATTGTGCGGGTGAGCCGCAGGTCAGGGCAGGTAGGGGGACCCGAGCGGCGCGATAGCCAGCATCGAGAAGCGGGCCAGGAATTCACCGGCCGGCTTGGCGCTCTCGTCGGTGTCGTAGAGCCGGAACTCGGCGCCCTGTTCGGTGGCCTCGCCGAGCCCATCGACGGTGGGCGTCCAACCGGCGAGGGCCGCCACCACCGAGGCATGCAGATCCGAAAGCCCCTGCTCGACACCCAGGTCGGTGGTGTCCCGTATGTAGCCGGCGACCACGAAACCCATCGTGTAGTGGGTGCTGCCCGGCTCGGCCGTCTCGTCGGCCTCCCAGTCGGTGCCGGTCAGCACGAGGCGTGGCAGAGGCTCCTTGTCGATGTCGACCAGTGCGCGGCGCGCGCGCTCCAGGACGGTGCCCGGCAGTTCGGTTGTCAGGCGGTCGGCGATCGCGGCCAGTGCTGCCTCGCGGATCGGTGTCGACATGTTCAGCCCTCCGCCAGGACGAGGCGCCAGGAGAGGTCGAGCGGATCGCGCTCGGCGTCCTCGACGCGGTGCACCGCGGTGCCAATCCGCACCTCGTCGCCACGTTGCGGTTCCAGTGAGGCGATGTCGCCCGCGAGGATGGTGGCGGACAGACTGCCGGCGCGGGTGCCGATGCCGCCCAGCCCACCGATGGTGTCGGTGGGTCGCGACAGCACGACACGGGCCGGCACCCAGGGGCCGGGCGGATGGCGGAAGTCGGCCGGGGTGCCGATGTTGCTGTCGGCGTGCGCCGCCGCCAACATGGAGGCGAAGGCCGACATCAGCCCCTCCCCGCCGGATAGGCATCGCGGTTGAGCTCGAAGTGCGGGCCATCGCGGAAGCGCGGCCAGTCGCCACCCCACACGATGGCGACACCGCGGGCCTGCGCGGCATCCTTTACGGCCTTGGCCATTGGGAAAAAAAGCGGCCAGTCCCAGCGGACCTTGCCCGCCACCGTCGGGGCGAGATCGACGGCGTGGCCAGTGAGGTGCCGGCTGTCCATGGTGCGGCTGGCGCCGGCCTTTACCAGCTGCGCCTGACGCTCGCGTGTGCGCATGCCCTCCACCACGATGAAGGGCAGAATCTGGCGCGCCGCCTCGACGACGGCAACCAGGTCGGGATGCACGCCCGTGAGCCGGGCCTTGTCGCGGACCGTCATCATGCGCTGGCACCCCGGTCACGGAGCAGGATGCCGAGCAGGCCGGCGATGCCGGTGCCGATCAGGGTGATGTTCTGCATCACGCCGGGATCGAGATGCAGGCCGAGCGCGGCGAAGACGCCGGTGAGCGCACCATAGGTGCTGGCCTCGCGGAAGCGGGCGATCAGGTAGGTCATGATGTGTCTCCTGGGGGAGAGGGCGGCGTCAGGTCCCCGCCGGGGTGGACCCGGACAGCCGCACCCGCACCGTGGTGTCGGCGGAGGCCGCGGCCGCGACGGCATGGCCGATGGCGGTGTTGGAAGTTGCCGTGGTGGTGACCCGCCTGTTGGTGTTGTCCCAGAAGACCCGGGCACCAACGGCGATCACCAGCGGCGCCTCCTTGGTGATGTCGAAGACGCCATTCACCGCCACCTCGGCAGTGACGCCGGTGAGCGCATCGACAGCGACGACGCCGAAAAGCGCGCCGACCAAGACGCCCTGGCCGGAGGTGCGGTCGTAGGGCATGGGCAGCGGGACCGAGAGGCCCGGCTGGACGAAATTCTTCATGATGGAGACGCTCCAGAAACGCGAAGGGCGACCCGAAGGAGGCCGTGTGAGAATTAGCGCCGGAACTCAGGTAGAATCGCCGCATCGGTAACGGTGCGGCGATTCCATGAGATACGTGCGCGGCGAAGACCGGAACCAGGCGAACCTGCTTCCGGCTGTTCTGGATGATTACGTTGGACCCGAAGCGGCGGTGCGTGTCGTGGACGTCTTCGTAGATGGCCTCGACATGGCGGGACTTGGTTTTGGTCGAGCTGCTCCAGCCGCATTGGGACGTCCCGGTTACGATCCTCGCGACCTGCTGAAGCTCTACATCTACGGCTACCTGAACGAAGTCCGCTCGTCGCGTCGCCTGGAACGAGAGTGCGGGCGCAATCTCGAGGTGATGTGGCTGGTTCGGCGCCTTGCTCCGGACTTCAAGACGATTGCGGATTTCAGACGTGACAATACGGAAGCGATCGTCGGCACAGCCCGCGCCTTTGTGCTGTTCTGCCGTGATCAAGGCCTTTTCGCAGCGCGGCTGGTTGCCCTGGATGGTTCAAAGTTTCGGGCAGCTGCGAGCGCCAAGCGGATCATGGGACGGCGCGAAATTTCGGAAGAGGTGGCGCGCGTCGACCGGGCTATTGCAGGCTATCTTGGTCGCCTTGACGCAGCGGACGCAGATGAGCCGGCCGATAGCGATACATCGACTACTTCTGGTTCGGTGGAGGCGGCTATTGCAACGCTCCAAGAGCGGCGTGCCGAACTTGATCGGCTAGCCGCGTATCTGGAAGCCGAAGGACGCACCACCATTGTCGAGGGCGAGCCGGATGCGCGACCGATGCGATCGGGCGCTGGACGCAAGCCACCGAGCTACAATGTCCAAACGGCTGTCGATGCTGAGACCGGCCTCATTGTTCACCACGAGGTCACGACCGAACCGACTGACAACCGGCTGCTCTATACCATGGCAAGTGCCACCAAGGCTTCGCTCGATCGCGAAACGCTCACGGTGGTCGCGGATAAGGGCTACTCAAATGGGGCCGATGCCAGCGCCTGCGAAGCGGGTGGCATTACGCCATGCGTGCCTGCCAACCGATCGAGCAACAACCAAGGTGATGGCACGTTGTTCACGCGGTCGGTCTTCACGTACGAGCCGGAGGGCGATCGATATCGCTGCCCAGCAGGTCGCCTCCTCGTTCGCAGGCAAGTTATCCGTCGAGACGCCACCATCCTCTATGCCGCTCGCGACTGCAGCGGCTGTGACCTGAAGCCCCGCTGCACCCAAACCAACCGGCGCCTCATCACCCGCCACCTGCATGAGGACGCGCTGGTGCGCATGCAGGCTCGTATCGACGCGGATTCGACTCTGATGGTCAAACGACGCTGTGCCGCCGAGCATCCGTTTGGAACGATCAAACGAATGAGCCAGGGACGGTTCCTGACCAGAGGCCTAAAGGGGACCAGAGGAGAGTTTGCCCTTTCGGTTCTCGCCTACAACATCCTCCGCAGCACCAATATCGCCAGGTCCGCAACATCCTAATGCGCCGCCGTCGGTTCGGCGTCTCAGCATAAGTAAGAAAGGAGGCCTCCAGTTGGAGGCCTCTTCGTTTTCACACGGCCTCCCGAAGGCCGCCCGTTCGCGAGACGATGAGGATGGAGAGGAAGGCCGGGCGGGCTCGATCAGCCCGGCATCAGGTTCCCGGGTTGAACCAGGCACCACGCCAGTCGATGGCGCCGACGCCGAAGTCGAAGATCACCGACACCTCGACGCCGTCGACGCCGGAGACCGGACCGGTGGTCACCTGCGGGCCCTCGGCGCCGTTGAGATAGCCGTAGACGTAGACCGGCGCCGACACCGCATCGGAGAACAGATACCAGCGGTTGGCCGGGATCAGCGGCTCGACCAGGGGCTGGATGAAGCCAGCGTAGATGTTGACGTTGCTGGTCTGGTTGGCCTGCACCGATACGGTCAGCTGCCTGGCAGCCAGTTCCTGGTTCGGACCCACCACCAGCTGCATGCTGGAGCCGACCGAAATTGGCAGCCCATCCAGCGTCTTCTGCTTCATCACCGCCGCCCGGCCGGCGGCAAGGTTGGTCAGGTCGAGTGCCGTGCCGGAAGCCGCCTTGTTGGCCCGTGCGGCGCCGGTGGCGAACACCGCCGTGGCCCCGGTGGTCAGCGTCGGGCCATCGCCGTTGGCGGTATTGAGCAGGCCATAGGCGGTTACATTCTCGAAGTCCGCCACGCGCCGCCCGATCATGGCGGCGAAGTCGGTGAAGGCGCCGAGATCGTCATTGACCAGCATCGGCCGGGTGACGCGGATGCGCCGGGCGAAGGTGGTCAGCGCCACCAGTTCCTGGCTCTCGGACATGGTGCCGGCCTGGATCTCGCCGCTCTCGGACAGCGGCACCAGGTTGGGGAAGTCCCCGACGCGCAGGTGGCGGTGCGGCTTGAAGTCGCGGAAGTCGCGCCGCAGGAAGATCTGGCGGTAGGTGGGGTTTGCCGGCGCGTAGGCGGCGAGCAGCATCTTGTTGGCGGCGGCCGAGAGCAGCAGCGGGAAGTCGCTGGTGGTCTGGAAGGCGCGCTCAGCCAGCTTGGCGGTGTCGCGCGGGATGTTCTTCTCCCCGCGGGCGCGCATCAACTCGGCGACCATCTCGGACGGACGCCAGCCGAGGAACTCGGCATGCCGGCCAGAGGTGGGCGCCTGGTAGCCGGGCATGGCGCGCACAGCCAGCGCCTCGGCCATGGCGTCGCGGATGACCTCGGGATCCTGCGACGCCGGACCAGCGGTCGGGTTGGCGGGCAGCGTGGGTGCCGCGGCGCGGCCGCGCTGGGCGAAGGCGTCCCACAGCCGGCCGCGCAGCACGTCGGCCGACACCCGCTCGCGGACGGCGGCCTGACGCTGGGCGTCGATCTGGTCGTCGGGCAGCAGGCCACGGGCGGCGGCGAGCACCGGATCGTAGCTGGCGATGCGCTCGGTCGCGGCGCGATCGGCCTCGGCACGAATGGCGTCGAGGTCCGGTGCAGGGGGCGGCGTCGTTGCTGGGGCCGCGGGTGCAGTCGCGGGGTTGGTGGTCATGGTCGGATTGGCCTCCTGGCCCGTGGCGGTGGTGGTCGTCGCGGCGTCTGCCGGGTCCGGCATGATGGTCTCCTGGGTGGGGATGGGATCGGGATCGGGGATGGCCGGCTCGATGGCCGGCATGGGCGGAGTGTCACTGGCGCCGCGCACAGCGGCGGCCGGATCGACCGGCAGCGGGACGACAGAAATCTCGTAGGGCTCCCAATCGACAGCCCGGTGGACGGTGCCGGCGACGGGATCCGGGATCGGCTCGTAGCGGTGCACGCGGTATCCGACGCTGACGCTGCGCAGGGTGCCGTCGGCGATGCGTTGCCAGAGCGGTTCGACATCGGCCGCGGACGAGAACTGCAGCGTGGCGATACCGCGACCGCCCTCGAGGCGGGCGGAGATCACGCGACCCACGACGTCACGGGCATCACCACTGCGGTGGGTGTTGAGCACCGGGGCGGCGCCATCCCGGAGCCCCTGCATGCGCACCGCGTTCGGCGACATGTCGAGCTCCTCGGTGATCAGGCCGAGGGGTGGGACGAAGTTGCGGGCGCGGGCACCGGTGGACCACAACACCTCGACCGTGCGCGCAGCGCGGTTGACGGTCGCCGGTGCGGCAAGAGCACGGGCAGCGACGATCGACTGCCCATCGGTGGGAAGTCGATCGGCATGCATCGGCGCCGGCGCGGGATCGCTCCCGCCCGGATCGATGGGTTCGGTCATGATGTCAGCCTTGCTGGGGTGCTTTGCTAGAAGGCGGATGTGCTGTTGGCCGTCTTCCGCGGGGAACTGCGGCGGGCACAGCCCTCGCCTCTATGGTTCCTAAAGTTGCCACACCGAATAGTTGTGGCCTGCGCACGGTCCGCGTGACGTGTAGACGTGGCCGCGAACTGATGGCCAAATCAGAATATGTCAATTCCGAGTGACCGTCAGCGCCTTCGCCAGTTCGCGGCCGAATACGAGTTTCGGCTTTTTCAGGAAGACGCCAAGTATCTAATTGAAAAAACGGCCTGCGGTAACCCGCGATTCGAGGATTGGAGAAAATACTCTAACTTTTATATTTCTAATTGTGGCAACCCGTTAAATCGAGAAATGGCAACGGTAACCGCTTTTTTTGGGAAGAGGCCAATTGGTTACATGATGAGTGGTGGAGGTCTTCTGATGGAAGATGGGGCCAGTCTTCATTACTCCTTTGGATTTTCAGGCGCTGTGGTCATCAGCCTCTATCCAGCACATTCCGAATTTATGCGTCCTCGGGAGAAAATGATCCACCTCCACATCGGTCAGCTCACCGCACACCAGATTGGCAAACGAGTTCAATCAGATGTGACGAATTTGATAGCGTACGCCCACGTAACATCCATAGACGGCAACCCCACGCTACGTGAGAAGGCGCGCATTTGGCTTCTGCGTAAATCAAAACCGACGCAAACCGACGATGGATTTCAAGATGCACTTTTGAGAAAATACATAAGAATTGGCACGGCTTACCTGCCGAAAGCTATCATCACTTCCTTCCTAGGCGAAACCTTCAAGGTTATTGCCATTGCACTTGCCGTAGTGGTCCTAGTGCGCTTGGGTTTCCCTGAATGGGCCGAGCGCTTTCTGCCTCGCAAGTAACGCTGTCGCCTGTAGAACGGCGAGGCCGAAAGCTCCAAATTAAAGAAGTCACTGGCTGCCTACGACGCACCTTGCTGGATATGGCTCATTTCACCTCGACCGCGCTACTACGGCAATGCTGCACCCGTCGCGGCAATCTCCATAGCCGCCATTTGTGCCGCGTCCTGCGCGCCTCCGCTCTTGGCCACCCGTCGCGGATCGCTGTCGAGCGAGATTCCCGCGTCATCGAGCAGCGCGTTGGCGGCGCGGATCATCTCCACCGCCTGACGGAAATCGTAGCCGAACGAGCCCACTGCCTCGGGCTGTGGCACAAAGCCCGCGCGCACCTGTGCGATCAACGCCGTAGTATCCTTCAGTGGATCGATCATCTCGTGCGCCGGAGGGACGTGCGCCACGTCGTCCGGAATCTCCGCTCCCCACAGGCCGAGCAATGCCCCCTGCTGGTAAAAGCGGTCGGCGATGGGCCGCACCAGCATCGGAATCAGCATGCCGTACTGCACCTGCTCACACAGCCGGCGGAACTCGATCTTGCCCGCCCGCAAGCTGGAGTAGTTCGCCTGGGTCAGATCGCCGGAAACCTGGTCATAAGTGAGGCCCGCGCCGACGGACGCTGCTTCCAGCGCGCGCCGAGCGAAGGCGGTGTGACTGCCACCGCCGGAGGGGTTCACCACTTCCACCGAACCGCTACCGCGCCGGTAGAGGATCATCCCCGGCTCGAAGGCTTCCACCGGCCGGCCCTGGGCATCCCGCAGCAGACCTGCGGCTGGCCCAGTCAGCACTTCGTCACCCTCCTCGGTGACGACCGCGGCAAGGCATGCCTCGATCTTGGCTTTCATCAGCAGGGCCGCCTCGTAGTCGCCGAGGTCGCGTAGCCGTAGCAGGATCGGCGCCAGCCAGGACACGTCGCGCAGCTGGCCGGGCCGGCGCTTGCGGTAGATGTGCAGCACCTCCGAGGTTGGGACTGGCATGCTGCTCTGGCTCGTCCCCGGCAGATACCACGACGCCCCAGGATGCTGCGGGAACAACCAGTAGGCCGCGGGTGCACCGGTAGCATCGAGCGTGATGCCCTGCACCGTGATTGCGCCACCAATCGTGCCGGTGCGGCTGGCGTCGAGGTGGTCGCTCTCCAGCACCTGCAGGCGCAGGCCGATGGGGTTGGCGGGCGTCGGTTCGCTGGTGAGCAGCCGCACCAGGCACTCCCCGCTCTCGACGACCGAGCGCATGACCAGTGCCTGCAACCCATAGAGATCGAGCCGCCCCTCGGCATCGCAGGCGGTGCTCTCAGCCCAGCGCCGCCAGGTATCGGCGTGCTTCTTGTCCGGCCAGCGGGTGGTGATGCCGGCGCCGACGGCGTTGCCGGTCCAGAGGTCGACGATGCGGGCGGCATAGGGATCGTTGCGGACGGCATCGCGGGCGCGGCGCGTGATGGTGCTCGACGCGCTGGCCACTTCACTGTTGGCGCTGCCGCCCGAGGCCGCCCAGGTGGACGCGCGGGCGTCCTGGGCCGCCGCATAGCCGCGCAGGGCGCGCCATGCGTTTCGGAAGCGGGTGGCGATCATCGGCTGCTACTTCACCACCAGCCGCTTCACGACCTCGACGACGGTGCCCTCGCCAAACAGCAGCAGAAGCACGATCGCCACCAGGACGAGTTCGATGCGTTTCAGCCTGGCGTCCGTCTGCTTCCAGCGTTCGGCGCATACCGCCTCGTGGACGGCGAGCTTCTGCGCGACGTCATCCTCGGACATGGGGTGGTCTCCAGTCAGCCGGCGTCGCGGGTGAAGCGAGCCAGGGTGATGCAAGGTCGCCGCTGGGCCGGGTTCTCGGCGGCGTAGCCGGCGGCGAGCGCCTGCCCGATCTCGGAAAGCGACCGGTATTCGACGGTGCGGCCTTCAAAGGTCACCCGCGTGGTCCCGCCGGTGTAGGCATCGGCGAGGCCGCGCCAGCGGTTGCCTGTCGGTTGCGCCAGGGCCCAGGTCAGAGCGTCAGGATTCATGATGGCGTTCCTCAGCGCAGCCAGCCGGAGCGGGTGCCCAGCCATGTCCGCGGCCGCATCGCCGGAGAGTTGCCGAGCGCCTGCAGGGCGGGTGCAGGTTGTGCCTGGTCCATGGTTGCTGACGTCGCGCTGCTGGTGGATGTCGGCGCCGTGGTAATTGGCGCGTCCGCCAGTTCCTCGCGCAACCTCTGCCAGAACCGCTCGCCGTAGCGATCGGCGCCTAGCAACCACAGCGCGGCGCGCGCCAGCACGGCGCAATCCAGTGCCTCGTTGCGCTCCCTGAGCTTCGACCATTCCTGCCGTGCGAAGCCTCGCCGGTCCTTGGTCGTCCGCAACTGCTCGGCGACCAGCTGCTTCACCCATTCCACTTCGATGGCCCGCGGCAGATGCACCCACCCCTGGGGGAACTCCTCCGCCTCACCTCGGCCGAGCCACAGCCGGCGATACAGGTCCGCCTTCCAGGTCGAGACCGACACCGTCCACAGCTTCAGCCCGCGCCGCAGCTTCTGGCCGTTGACCAAGGCATCGACCAGTGTCGGCCCCTGAACCGGCTGTGCTCGGTTCCAGCCCTCCACGCCCTTGGTCGGCGCGATCCGCGGATCCCGCAGATGCCGGAGGTGGCCGTAGACCGAAGCCGTGTCCCGGCCGCCGGTGTCCACGCATACCTTGGCGATGCGCATCGCGCCGGCAGTACCGGTGCTACGCGGCCAGTCCCTCGCCAGCAGCTTCGCCAGCTCATCCCACGGCGCCCGCTCCCGCGGACTGCCGGCGATCACGACGTGGTCGATTAGCCAAGAGGTGTAGCCCTCGGCCCAACCCCAGACATCGACTTCGATGCGATCGTCCTGCACGTCGACCCCGGCGGTGAGCACCAGGGCGCCCGGAGGCACGATGCTGAGGGCGAAGTCCTCGCGCCGCTCGACCAGCCGCTCCCAATCCGGCGCCTCGCCATGCTCCTGCCACGTCTCGCCCAGCACGGTGTTGCGGAAGGTCTTGAGGTCTTCCGCCTTGCCCTGCGCTGCCTCCCAGTCCCGCGCGATCTGCTCCCACGACAGCCACCCCACCGGCGAGTAGAGGGCCGAGATGTGGTAGCCAACCGTGTGCGGGTCCGACGCCTCGGCCGTGGCCCGCCACTCGCCCCCGGCCAGCATCGCCGTCTTGTGGTGCTCGCCGATCGGCTGGTCGCATGCCTCGCAGTGATAGGCGGCGCTGATAGGGTTGCCTCGCTCCCAGACCAGCCGCTCAAAGCGCAGCCACTGCATCGCCAGGCAGTGCGGGCACGGCACGAAGAACCGCCGCTGGTCGCTGGAAAGGTATTCCCGCTCGATCCGGCTGCGCCCGGCAATGGTTGGCGTCGAGACCAGATACGCCTTGCGCCGCCAGCCGAAGGTCCGCGCCCGCGCCTCGGCCAGTGCGATCGGATCTCCCTCGCCCTCGACGTCACCGGGATAGGCATCGACCTCGTCCAGGAACAGGAACCGCGCCGTCATCGAGCGCAGCCCGACCGCCGAGTTGGCCCCGGTCAGCACCAAGATGCCGCCAGGAAACTCTTTCGACAGCATGGTGTTGCCGCTGTCCCTGGCCCGGGCCGGTGCCACCCGTTCCCTCAGCGCGGGCGTCTCCTCCAGCAGGGGATCGATCCTCTGCCGGCTGAAGCGCTTGGCCAGTTCCACCGTCGGCTGAACCGCCAGCACCGGCGCCGGCACGTGGTGCATGATGTAACCCAGCCAGCAATTGCCCCCCTCGCTCGCGCCGACCTGAGCGCCCTTCATGAACACCACGCGGCGGGCCGGATGCACGGCCGACAGCGCGTCCATGATGTCGCGCAGATACGGGGTGCGGGCCGTGCGCCACGGCCCCGGTTCCGACGAGGCTCGCGTACTCAGCACTCGGTGCCGCTCGGCCCATTGGCTGACCGTAAGCTGCGGCGGCGGGCGCAGCATGGAGCCCGCACGCCGGCGGACATGTTCCGCCGTCCTAGCTGCGGTCTCCGAGGCCTGGGGGATCGAAGCGATCTGCGGCCTCCGTCAGTAGATCGGTGACGTGCTGCTGCAGCACGGTCTGCACCAGGTGGGGCTCCACCCCGAGATCGGCGGCGATCATGCCGGACACCCGGGCGGGCCAATTCAGCAGCGCGTCGCGCATGGCACCGGCGATCTCGTCGATCGCGGCATTGGCGGTCACGGCGTCCAGCAGCCGGCCCTTGTCCTCGTCCAGCGCCATGCGCTGGGCTTCGACCTTGAGCGCCAGCTGGGCGACACGGAGCCTGGCGTAGGGCGTAGCATCGCCCGACAACCCCGCCTGCGTGGTGCCCGCGCCCACAGCACCCGCCAGCGGCGATCGCACCGGGTCCGCCGTCTCGATCATGCGGCGCCGCGACTTCTCCACGTCCCACTGGCCATCCGGCTCGCGCTCGATGCGGCCCTTGGCTTCCGCCTTGCGCAGGGCCGTCTCGGTGACGCCGATGCGTCGGGCCAGTTCGCGGGTGGACGGTGTCAGCTCCGACATGGCGGCGACCTCCCGCCGCACGTGGCGCTCATTCTGCGCTCAATCCGACTTGGCTGTGCCGCGCTCCAGCGCGAAGTGTCCATCACGCGCAGGGGACCAGACCCCGCCAGCCAGGAGCAGCACAGATGGCAAACACCAGCATTCCGCAGACCCAGAACCGCGAATGGGGGTTCTTCGGGACCATCTCCCACCACGCCGACCCGGAACGCGCCTGGGACATTGCCCTGGCCTTCATCGCCGGCACCACCGGGTGCAGCCCCGAAGCCACGCGCGCCTTCCTCGACAGTCGCTACGGACGCCACTTCGCGGACGAGGTCAGCAACCACCTGGCGGCGGGCCAGGGACTGGCCAGCGCCATCAACGCCGCCGCGACCACCTGGATGGGTTGGCGGATCAGCGCCCGCACCGCCCACGAGACCGGCATCCCCCGCGGGCTCCCCTACCTGACCGGCTACGTCCTGCACGCCGAGATCGAGGCCGACACCACCGACTGACGCGCCGCCCTCCGCCACCGCCCCGACCGGGTTCCGCCCGGCGGGGCTCCAGGCAGTAGCAGCCCCTGGTGGTCAGGGGCGCGAGAGGGAGATGCCCCGATGGCCAAACTTTCCGACACCGCCCTGGTCCTGCTCAACAAGGCCGCCACCCGCGACGACCGCCTCGCCGAGCCGCCGAACCACCTGCCCGCTGCCGCTCGCAACGCGGTGGTGCGCAGCCTGCTGAAGCAGGGGCTGCTGATCGAGGACGCGGTGGCACTCAACCACCCCATGGCCTGGCGGACGGACGAGAGCGAAGCGGACCTGCGCTGCAGCATCGCGCTCCGCATCACCGACGCCGGTTTCCGCGCCCTGAACCTCGACCCGCCGGGCAACGAGCCGGAGGCCGGCACTTCCGCCACAGAGGCGCCCACAGCGCCCGACGCGGCGGTGGTGCAGGCGGAGGCCATGGCCGTCGCAGACGCCCTGGAAGCCGCCCAGGGCGCGCCCGTGGCCGCGCCCCGCGCTAGCCTGCGCGACGCCGCTGCGACGGTGGTGGCCGCCTGGATGGACGAGACTAACCGCGAGACCGACATCATTGCGGCCCTCGAGGCCCCGATGGATGCCCTGCGCACCGCCCTGGCGGCGAAGCCCGGCCGCCCCGCACGCGAGCGCGGCGCGCCGCGCAAGCCGCGCGAGGGCACCAAGCAGGAGACGGTGCTGACAATGCTGCGCCGCGACGAGGGCGCCACGGTGGCCCAGATCGCCGAAGTTACGGGGTGGGTCTCCAACACTGTCCGCGGCTTTCTGGCGGGCCTGAAGAAGAAGGGCATCGAGATCGCCACGCTGGATCGAGTCCGGATGGTCGGGCCGAACAAGGACGGGTCCCGCGGGTCCTTCACCATCTACCACGTGGCCACCTGAGGATACGGTGATGCCTCGCGAGCGACGCTGGATCATCCTGGCTGCAGATGGCCGGCACTCAACCCTGGGGCGCAGCGCCCCACCAGGCGGGGAGGAGGTGGCGAAAGCCGCCTCCGCCCTCGCGGCGGTTGGGCTTGCCGGCTGGCTGGTGAGCCTCGAGAGCGACTACTGGTTGCGCCGGAAGCCGGTGGTGCTCACCATGATCCAGCCCCTGGCTCACGCCGCGGACGCCGACTGGCCCGCCGCGGCGGCGGCGTTTGAGGCCATGCGCATGGCCGCGACGTCGTCGAAGGTCCGGTCCTCGCCCTCCAGGATGGCGGGCTCGCCGGTGAAGGCCTGCCAACGCAGCAGCGCGACGTCGCAGTAGTCTGGGCTGATCTCCATCGCCATGCACACACGCCCCGCCGTCTCGGCGGCGATGATCGTGGTGCCGCTGCCGCAGAACGGTTCATAGACACCGTCGCCAGCGATGCTGTTGTTCAGCATCGGCCGGCGCATTACCTCCACCGGCTTCTGCGTGCCGTGCACCGTGGCCGCGTCCTCGTCGCCGCTGGCTGTAGCCACGGACCACAAGGTGGTCTGGTCCCGCGCCCCCTGCCAATGGCCGGTCTTGCCGTCGCGCACAGCGTAGAAGCACGGCTCGTGCTGCCAGTGGTAGTCGCCGCGCCCAAGCACCAGCCGGGACTTCGCCCAGATGATCTGCGAGCGGATGCCGAACCCGGCGGCCTCGAGGCTCTCCGCGACGACGCGGGCGTTGCGCCCGGCATGCCAGATGTAGGCCACGTCGCCTGGGAACAGCGCCCAGGCCTCGCGCCAGTCGGCGCGGTGATCGTTCGGCACTCGGCCGACGCGGGCGGTGGCCGAAACGCCGGCCTCGTTGCGCCAGGTCGGGTCGTAGTCCACCCCGTACGGGGGATCGCTGACGAGCAGGTGGGGCTTGGTGCCGGCCAGCAGTCGCTGCACGTCCGCGGCGGCCGTTGCGTCGCCGCAGAGCAGCCGATGCCGCCCCAGGCGCCACAACTCACCCGACCGCGTTACCGGCACAGGGGGCGGTTCCGGTGCCGGCGCGTCCTCATCGGCTCCGCCGCCCGTGCCTCCATCCAGCCCTGCATCGGCCAGCAACGCATCGAGTGCCGCCTGGTCGAAGCCCAACAGCGCCAAGTCGAAGCCATCATCTCGGATCCGCGCGAGTTCGGCGGCCAGCAGCGCCTCGTCCCAGCCCGAGTTCAGGGCGATCTGGTTGTCGGCCAAACGCAGGGCCCGCGCCTGTGCCTCGGTCAGGTGCGCCAGACGGATTGCCGGCACCGATGCCAGGCCCAGGCGCTTCGCTGCCAGCACGCGGCCATGCCCAGCCACCAGCACGCCAGCCGCGTCGACCAACACCGGGTTCACGAAGCCGAACTCGGCGATGGAGGCGGCGATCTGCGCCACCTGCGCGTCAGAATGGGTGCGAGCGTTGGCGGCATACGGCACCAGCGACGCCACCGGTACCGCCACCACGGCGAGATCAGCCTGCATCAGCGGCCTCCATCACCTGAGTGCGTTCCGCGCTCACGGCGTCGTAGTCCCGGCCGTCGCCATCGAGGGTGACCGGCAGATCGGGATGGTTTTGCCGCCAGCGCGCGATCGCCAGGTCGACATAGGCCGCCGCCAGTTCGATCGCCCGCACGCGCCGCCCGGTGCGTTGCCCTGCCAGCAACGTCGTGCCGGAGCCGCAGAACGGCTCGAACACCAGATCGCCGGCATTGGCGTAGGTTTCCATCAGGAACGCCGGCAGCTTCACCGGGAACACCGCGGGGTGCTCGGTCTCGATGCCGCGCTCCTTGTGCCGCGTGATGCGCACCACGTTGTCCGGGATCCGGAAGTCCTGGATCGGCCGGCCTTCGTGCGAGTTGCCGCTCATCGTGCCGTCCGCCCGACGCAGGCCCGACATCAGCAGCGGATCGCCCGCCCATTTGCAGGGCACGATCTTGTTCGCCTGCCGCGCCTGCCGGTTGAAGTGGAACAGGAACTCGAAGCTCGGCGCGAGGCGGCCATTCCAGTCGCCGGGCAGGCCAGGGCCTTGGTCCCAGACATACCAGCCGAACCGGCGCCAGCCGGCCGTGCGCATCCACTCGATCCAACCCTGCCAGTAGGGGTGCCACTCGTTGTCACGATGGGTGAGGCCGAGGTTCACCAGGATCTGGCCGTCATGGGCGAGGGCGTCGCCTGCGTGCTGGAACACGCCGCGCATCAGCGCATCCCAGTCGCCGATGCCGCCGGTGGTGTAGTTGCGCTGGCTGCCATACGGCGGCGAGGTGAACAGCAGGGCCGCGCGTTCCCCGGCCATGATGCGCGCGACGGTGGTCGGGTCGGTGCTGTCGCCGCAGGCGAGGCGATGGTCACCGAGGCACCAGACATCGCCAACGCGGGCGACAGCGACGCGCGGCGGTTCAGCCGCTGCATCGGCGGGATCGTCGTCCTCAACACCGCCATCGGCGGCCACGGCCGCGCCATGGCCTTCGGCGTCGGAGCCGTCCGGCTCATCTCGCGCGTCGCCATCCGTGACGGCATCGTCCGCGGCGGCCAGGATCGCGCCGATCTCCTCTTGCGAAAAGCCGATGGCCAAGAGATCGACCTCGCCCGCCTGCTGCAGTCCGGCCAGTGCATCGCGCAGCAGCGCCTGGTCCCAGGTGGCGTTCTCGGCGATGCGGTTGTCGGCCAGCCGCAGCGCCTCCTTCTGTGCCGGCGACAGGTGCTTCAGCACGATGACCGGCACCTTGGTGACGCCCAGGGCCTGCGCCGCGTCCAGTCGGCCGTGGCCGGCGATCAGCACGCCGCCCTCATCGACCAGCAGCGGGTTGGTGAAGCCGAACGCCAGCATGCTGGCCTTGATCTGCTCGATCTGCTCGGCCGAGTGCAACCGGGCATTGCCGGCGTGCGCGCGCAGCTCGCCCACCGGACGCAGCACGATCTTCGCGGCCATCCAGGGGAGGGTCATCGGCGGCATCCGGATTGTGGAAAGTGCGAACTGCGGGGGAAACGGCGCGGCCAGAAGTGGCGGAGTTCCGCGGGCTGGTGGGCGGTGCCTGCGCACCGCGCACCAAAATTGAGACCTGGCGCTAGGGGTCTATCGCGCGCCGTCCCCCCGCATCGATCCGGCCCAGGAAGGAACCCTCGGATCGACGCTGGTGGGGTGGGCCGTTCGGTCCGCCCAGGGCTGAGCGGACCTTTTTACAGTAGACAGATAATAGCCTTGCGGATTTGGGCTGTGCAACACGACATTCTTTCGCATTTCTACGCGCAACTACGCTGTCCGCATTTTTCTTTGCCCGCACAAGCCACTCATGCCGCTCGCCGGCGTGTCAGCAGGCCGAAGTGAACCGCCAGCACACCCAAGGCCGCGGCCAGCATGCCCTGCGCGTTCTGCGGCGCGATCGGCCGACCTGACCAGCCCTGCCGCAATGCCCATTCCCGCACCGATGCCTCACAGCCGAGGACGTGCCAGGCGCAGGAGCCGACCGCCGTGTCATGGCCACCGAGCACATCCATGGCGTCGGCAATCTTGATCCTGGCGTGCACGTTGGTTTCCGACAGGTGATCCACCCGCTGTCCCGGCATCCGCAGGAAGGACGTCGTCATCACGCGATCGATCGCCGCCTTGCGGAACAGGGCCCGGAACAGCAAGCCGGTGTCATAGAGCTCCTGACTGATCGTGCCGTTTCGCAGCATCATCCCGAGCGTGTCGACCGCCCGGTGGTGCGTGACCACACGACCAGTATCCGGGTCGGCGTCGTAGCTGGGCGGCTCGAACGCGGAATGCTGCTGTCGCCACTGCGACGGCTTCGAGAGGTCCTCCAGCACGGGCAGTGCGATCTTGAACCGACGCTTCCTAGCGGCCATGGCCGTGTCCTCCGTTGCGGCGTCCCCACCGTCGGGTGGCTTCGTTGGCGATCGCCTGGCGCAGCCAAGGATCGGTGATCTCGGAGATGTTCAGCGCGGCCACGCCGTGCTGGTGCCACGCCTGCCGGCGCATGGCGTCGAGCCTGGTGGCGTCGGTCGGCGTGCGGGCCCGATCCAGGCAGGAGCGCGGCGCCCGTGGTGCACCGGGCAGGCTCATGCCATGCCTCCCGTGCCGGTGGTGGCCCAGAGCAGCAGGGCCAGTGCATCGGCTTCGTTGTCGTCGACCGGCTCGAAGCCGCGAGCCTGCATGGCCGCGATCACGGCTGCCTTGTCGGCGTTGCCGCGGCCGGTTGCGAAGCGCTTGATCGTGCCCACCGGGACGCCCTGGTAGGGGACGCCGGCCTGCTCGCACCAGGCGCTCAGATGCGCCAGGAAGCCGCCATAGACGTGGGCCGCAGTGGTGCCGGCATGGCGACGCACCTCCTCGAACACGATGCTGCCGAACGGCCCTGCGGTCGTGGCCATGCCGTCGAGCCAGCGGCGGAAGCGCAGCCACGCCATGCCACCGCCCTCGAACCGGCTTGGCCGGAAGGTCGCGGTGCCCGAGGTGATGCTGCGGTCGGTCAGCTGGACGGCCCAGCCGAGCGTGCTGCCGAGGTCCAGGCTGAGCAGGCTGGCAGGCGGATTATTCGTTTCGATGACGGATGTGACGGGTGTTCCGGAAACACCCGTTACGCGCGTGCGCATGCGCGCGCGAACGGGTATTTGGGGGCAATCCGTCACATCCGTCATCGCAACATTACGAAGGGCGCGCAAAGTGGCGTTCATTGCTGTTGTCCTCGATCAGAACTGCATGGGTCCGGTGGGGGGGAGGGGCTCGCGCAGGCGCAGCCCGCGGAAGCGGCGTGCACCGCCATCGCGCTGGGGCTGGAAGCCGCGATTGATCAGGGCGTCGGAGAAGCGCTTGCTGGAGCCGACGTACTCGCCACCCGCCTCGGCCCAGGATTTCCAGCTGGCAAAGAGCTGACCGGTGATCTCGATGTGGCGGGTGCCGGTTTCGCAGCATTCGTCGAGCCAGCGTCCGATGGCGTCCTCGGCCTCGAAATACTCGTCCGTGGCGGCGAGCACGGTGGCGGGGGGACGCAGGCCAAGCCGCTGCCATTCGAGGCAGCCCTGCAGCGCCCAGGCGAGGATGCCGTCGCGCTCGGCCAGCAGGCGCTCCGGCAGCCGCTTGTCGCGCCGGGCCGGCGGGATGGTGACGGTGAACGGTACCATGTGCAGCCGGCGGCGCATCGCCTCGTCGACGTTGCGGATCGACGGCTTGTGGTTGCCGGCGACCAGGAGCTTGAACTGGGGGGTGAACTCGAAGAAGTCCTGCCGCATGAAGCGGGCGGTGATGCGGTCGCCGCCGGTCAGCGCCTTGAGCTTGTTCTCGGCCCAGCGGCTGCCCTGCTCGGTCTCGATGGAGGTGACGATGCGGGCGCCGCGCAGCCCCGCCATGTCGGTGGGGTGGCGGTCGCCGTGGGTGGCCATGAACATGTCCATCGGCGCCACGGTGGCGTAGTCCCCGAGGATCTCGGTCAGGGTGTTCACGAACACCGATTTGCCATTGGCGCCGGTGCCGTAGAGGAAGAACAGCGCGTGCTCGGTTGTCACCCCCGTGAGGCCGTAGCCGACGACGCGCTGGAGATAGGCTTGCAGGTCGGTGTCCCCGCCGGTGACCTGCGCCAGGAACGCCAGCCAGGCCGGACAGCCGCCCTGCGGCGTGGCGGTGGCGATCTTGGTCATGCACAGGGCGCGATCGTGCGGCGCGGTGGCGCCGGTGCGGAGATCGACGATGCCGGCCGGCGTGTTCAGCAGCCACGGGTCGCGATCCCATATCTCGGCTGTGGTGGCATGCCGGCGATCGGCCCGGGCGAGCCGCTCGACCGCGGCCACGGTGGACGCCTGGGACAGCCTGGTGCGGACCTTGGCGCTGTTCGCCCGGTTGGCGGCGGCGCGGCAGACGCGGCGTGCCAAGTCGAACGCGCGCAGCGTGCCCTCGCGCTCCCAGCGTCCGCCCGTCCAGGTCAGCCAGGCGCCCCAGATGGCGACGTGGCGCCAGTCGTCCCCGTGCTGGGTACTGAACTCGGCGGCGAGCGCGTCCTCGGTGAACCCCACCGGCAACGGCTCGTCGTTGGCGGCCGCGCCGGCAGCGTCGGGGGCGCCATCGGCACCGTCGGCTCCGTCGGCACCGGCGTGGGCCGCACCGTCGCGGCGCCACAGCCGCTCGGCCTCCTGGCGCAACCGGTCCTCCGGCCAGGGCGGGTCGATGCGCGCGGCGTTGTAGTCGCAGATCTCCTGCCAGGCCTGAACCGGCGTGGCATGGCCCTCGCGGCAGCGGCGGATCCAGTAGCCGATGATGCGGGACAGCGCCTCGAAGCGGGTGACGCCGTCAGCGCCGCCCTCGCGGATGCGCTGGCCGAACAATTCGGCGACCTCGCCGCGCGCGGTGGCCGCACCGTTGAAGTCCAGCGGATCGGCACCGGGGTCCATCGCGACATCGCTGCCGACGCCGGGCAGGGGCGGCATGGCCATCACCGCCTCGGCGAATTCGGCGAGATCGCGGTCGTGGCCCTCGGACGGCGCAATGGCTACGAGACGCCGGGTGGCGGCCTTGGCGTGGAGGGAGCCAGCCACGCGGATCGGCTGATGCGCGGAGCGGAACGCCGGGTCTCCACCCACCTTGACCGCGATGGCATGGCGCAACCGGCAGACCGTGGCGAGGTCGGTGTCGACGGCCGGCTCGGTGAGCCGCCAGTAGAGATGCAACTTGGCCTGGCCCTCGGGGGTGACGCCGCCGGAGGCCACCTCGAGGCCAGGAGCGCCGAGGTGGTGCACCAGGTGCGCCCGCTTGGCCGAGATGTCGCCCTGGTCGAGGTCGACCAGGATCACCTGCATCTGCGCGACATGCTCGGCGCTGGCGAGCCCGCTGGCGCTGACGGTGCCGGGGATGACGTACAACGCCATGCCGGCGTCAGCGGCCCATTGCGCCTGGACGGCCAGCTTGGCCGGCAGGTCGGTGTCGGCTGGCAGGAAGGGCGTGTGCGGCGGCCGGTCGGGCCCGCCCTTCTCGGCGAGCGCCCGCACCGCCACCCAGCCATCGCACCAGCCGAACACGAACTCGGCGTAGGCGGCGACCATAACGGGATCGATGGCAATTGCGGCGGTGGCGCCGGGCGGATCGTTCAGCATCGCGCTCACGCCCAGCACCGGCTGCGCCAGGGGCAGCGGGCGCATTCCATATGGTCGGAACTGATGGCGACACGCGGCAGCCACTCGCCGGCATCGCAGGCCTGCAGCACCCGGACCGCCTTGTCGCTGGTCGCCTGGGCCAGCGCGCCATCGAAGGGGACCATCTCGTGGTGGAGTTCGCTGGTGTCCTTGTTCACCACCGTGAACAGCGCCGGCGTCTCGGCGAGGCCCATGTAGGCTTGGTAGAGGGCGACCTGCGCCGCGTAGACCGGCTTGGCCGCGGCGACGCCGCGCCGGACGATCTCCTTCCAGTTGCGTGCGTTGGCCGACTTGCACTCCCACAGCGCCGGCACGGCGACGTGGTGGGCGGCAGCATCGGGTGCGGTCACCACCACGCCATCGATGTGCCCCTGGACCCGTCCGCCCGCCACGGAGAAGCCGAACTGCTCGCCGGCGCGGTTGCGGGTGCGGATGTCGAAGCCGGCGCGGCGCAGCCAGCCGATCGCCAGGTCCTCGAAGACATGGCCGACGGCGAAGATCCGCAGCGTCTGCGCGCTGAAGGCGGTGCCGGGATCGCGCGGCAGGTCGAGATGCTCGTATTGCAGCCGCCGCGCACAGGGATCGCCGAGGCGAGAGCCGCCGAGGTAGTCGCGCCGCGGCCGCGTGCCAGTCTCCGCGACAATGGCGGCATCGATGGCAGCGTTGATCGCCTCCACCGCGCCAGGCGGCTTGGCGCGGTGGTTGAAGTCGAAGGGGGTGTCCGTCATCAGAAAGGCACCTCCATCGGGTCGATGCGCGTGGTGGCCCGCATCGCGTCCTGGAAGCCGCCCACGGCCACCTCGATCAGCGTCAGCACCTGCGCCTCGGTCAGCGCGTTGAGTGGGGTGGTCCAGCCGATCTCGGCCATGATCTCGGCGACCGGCCGCATGGCGGCGCGCATGGCCGCCTTCTCCTGTTCACTGAGGTCAACCATGGCGAAAGACCTCCCAGCCAGGCGCGACCAGAAACGCTGGCAGGTGATGGAGCAGAAGGAGGCCGAACGCGGCGGCTGCCTCGGCCGTGTCGGGGCGGACCAGCCAAAGCCACGCTCCCGGCGTCGGCAGACGGCACACAGGCTGGACGGTGCAGGGGCAAGGGACATGGATCACGCCGCCCTCCCCATCCCCTGCGGGAACACCGCGGCGATGATCTGCGGCCGGTGCCAGAGGAAGTTCAGCCGGCAGTTCGCGGCATACTTCGACAGGCCGAAGTCCAGGGTGGGATTGCTGTCGCCGGCGCCGAGAAGAAGTTCCCGCTGGCGGGCTGTCGCCGGGTGGTTGAGCCAGAGCCGCGACTTGCTGGCGGCCGCCCCGGTCTCGGTCTGGCGCAGGAAGTCGTCGGCGGCCGCCAGCACCTGGATGCGCTCGCCGACGGCCAGCTGGCGCAGCCTGGCCGGCTTGGCGCGCCCCATCGCGTGCCAGTGGGTGCCGTCGAAAAACACCCCGGCCCAGGCATCGAAGCCCGAGGCGATCATCGCATGGCCGTCGCCATGCATGTCCCACCACCGGAAGGGCGACCGGTCGAGCAGGTCGATCTCGGTGAGGTCGAACGCCTCAAGCACGCGCTTGTCGCGGAGCTTGCGCTGCCAGACATGGCCGCAGAACGGGCAGGCCACCGTGCCCAGCGGCACCTCGGCGTCGCAGCCGGGGCAGATCTTGTAGGGGGCCTTGCCGGTGTCCTCGTCCTCTTCCTCGGCGAGGGTGCCGTCATGCTCGATCGAACCGTGGCGCAGCGCGGCCCCGGCGAAGTCCAGCACCAGGCAGTCGGTCTTGACCACGCCGGGGAAGCGCTCGGGGTCGACCTTGCGCAATCCGCGTCCGATCGCCTGCACGAAGGTGCCACGATGCAGCATGGGGCGCAGCACGATGATGCAGCCGACCGGCTGGCTGTCGAAGCCTTCGGTGAGCACCATGCAGTTGGTGATTACCTGGACCTCGCCGCGGTCGAACTGCGCCAGCAGCGCGGTGCGTTCGCGGGCAGGCATCTCGCCGGTGACGGTGGCCGCCGTCACCCCCGTCGCGCGGAAGGCGGCCGCGACCGCCTCGGCGTGGGCCACGGTGGCGCAGAAGGCGATGGTGCGCCGGTCGGGGGCACGCTCCTGCCAGTGGGCGACCACCGCCTCGTTGAGCACCGCCCGGTTCAGGACCTTGGCGGCCGCATCCATGTCGTAGTCGCCGGCGGTGGCGCCGACCTGGTCGAGGTCGTCGGAGATGCCGAGGTCGATGGTGAAGGTGCGCGGCGGCACCAGGATGCCCTGGGCGATCAGGGTGGCGATCGGCAGGTGGAAGGCGATGTTGGAGAAGGTCTTGCGCAGGCTGCGCCCGTCGCCGCGCTCGGGGGTGGCGGACAGGCCCAGCAGCTTCACCGCGGGGTTGGCGGCGCGGGCGTCGGCGATGATCGACTGATAGCTGTCGGCGGCGGCGCGGTGGCACTCGTCGATGACGAGGTGCGAGAGCCGCGGCATGCGCATCCGGCGCGCGGCGCGGGCCAGGGTCTGCACGCTGCCGAACACGATGCGGCCGGACCAGTCGTCACGCTCGGCCTTGACGATCGAGGCGGGCAGGCCGGTAACCGCGCCGATGGTGCGGCGGTTCTGCTCGATCAGCTCGTCGGTGTGCTGCAGCACCAGGAAGCTGGCGGTCGGGTCCTGCTCCGACTCCTCGCCGATGTAGAAGCCGGCCACGGCGGTCTTGCCGGCGCCCACCGGGAGGGCGACAAGCGTGTTGCCGTGGCTGGCGATCCTGCTGCGGGCGGCGGCAACCGCCGCCCGCTGGTAGTCGCGAGGGATCATTGTCCGGGTCCCTCCTCAGCGTGCCCAGAACGGTGCGGCGCTTGCCGGGTCCGACGCCGGAGCGGCGTGCGCGGTCGGTGCGGTGGGTGCAGCCGGGGCGGCCCAGGGCAACGCGTTGCCGTTCGGTGGCATGACGGCCATCGGAGCGCCGGGCGGCGGGGCCGCCATGCCGGCGTGGTGCGACGGCGCCATGACCGGCACCGCGCCCATGACCCGCGCATAGTCCGGGTGGTCGGGGCCCAGCGCGGCGGCGATCGAATTGCGCCCGTCCTCGGTGGGGGCGGACTTGTCCTTGTCGATGCCGATGCGGCCGACAAACTCGAGGCCGTTCAGGTCGCCGTAGCCGTGGATGACACGGGCGGCACGCGCCCGGTCGGAGCTGTCCTTGCTGGCGATGCCGCGGGCGCTCTCCAGGATGCCGCGGATGAGCGACCGGCCGCGGTTGCCGTAGGAGTCGTCGGCCCCGGCACCGCCTTTGCCGCGCAGCCCGATGCGCGTGTAGATGCGCCGCCGGGCATGCGGGCCGTCCAGCACCACCGCCTCGGTGTTGAGGTACTGCGCCTCGCTGGTCTTGCTCTGGGTCACCCAGCCCTCGGGGCCGACTCCGCCGGGGCGGATGGTGAGCCGGACCTTGACCAGCGTGCCCGCGGGGATCAGATCGAAGGCGTTCTGCTGCGCGTCAGCGCCGTTGAAGTCGTGCGTGAAGCTGCCGGACATGGCTCAGCCCTCCTGCGTCGTCGTGGGAGTGGGGGTGGGGGCGCCGGACGGTGTCGGGGTGTCGGGCGGCAGCGCGATCTGGAAATGCGCCGTGGGCGGCGCGGTGAGCGGGCGCCGGATCTTGGCCATCAGCCGGCCGAGATGGGCTTCCTCGATCGTCGCCAGGCGGCCGGACCGGTCCTTCGCCGGGACGCCCAGCGGGTTGAGCGTCGTGCAGATGAACGCGCGATACGGCATGTCGTCGGGGCCGCGCAGCTCGGCCAGCGTGATCAGTTCGTCGACCACGCCGGGCAATTCCAACCCGGTCTTGGTGCCTTCGACCTGGAGTGCGAAGTAGGGCCGATTGAAGTCATCGACCTTCTTGTCGAGAATTGCCGCGAGCCAAACGTTCTTGTTCGGCACGTGCTGCAAGTGCGTGATCCAGGAAATCATCTCCTGGCCGAGCAGACCGTAGGCGGCGCGGAGGTCCGGCTTGCCGCTGCGATCCGACTGCGCCTGCGGCTGACCCTTGGACCACTGCAGACACAGCCTGGACGCGACAGTGACCGAGTCGACGAAAATCGTTTCGTATTTGGCCAGAACATGGGGATCGCCGAAGGCGGCACAGACGCGGGCGTAGTGCGTGCTGTCGTAGGGCTGGTCGGCGCGCATGGCGGGGTTGGGGCCGCCGATCCAGCAGGCGATGTCGCGCGCCAGTTCCCAGTCGCGGACCCGCACCTCGTCGCCCGGCCAGCCCTGGACGGCCAGTTCGCCGGCCTCCAGGTTCACGAACAGCGTCGTGGCCGGGTCGAGCGACCACAGCTGCGAGGTCTTGCCGATGCCCGAGGCGCCGGCGAGCACGCCCTTGATGCCGCGCCGCTCGGCCATGCGCTCGTCGGCGCTGATGATCCGGAAGCCGCTCGCCGGCGCCGGGGGGAACGGGGCGCTCACTTCAGCCCCCGCACGGTCTGCACCGCGGCGTCCGCCGCATTGGCCGAGCCCACGGCGCCTGCCTCGCGCGCCAGATCGTGCAGGCGCTGGAGGTCATCGACCACGCGCAGGATGGCGCGGGCGCTGCGGTTCATCTGGCTGGCAGCGAAAGCGATATCGTCGACCGACGCCTCAGCCACACGCTTGGTGACCACCGTGTTGGGGTTGCCCGCCACGGGCACCGTGATGGTCTCGGGCAAGTTCTTGAGCCAATGGGTCTCGCGCAAGGCCTCGATGGCGGACTTGGGCTGCTTCACCGCGCCCGCCGTGGCGGCCGACGGCTTGGCGGGATCGGCGGCCAAGCCGGGCTTCGAGAAGGAAAAGAGGGCGACGAGGCCGGTGAGCAGCGCGAGCGCGCGGCGACCCGGCGGATGGTGGGGGGAGAGAGTCATTGGGGGGAGCTCCGTTCTGTCGGTGCTCCGTTCGTCGAATGGGAGACTGCCGGGCCCCGACGCGGTGGAGCAGACCGTCCTGGTATTTCCGCGTCGCCGCGGTGTTGCATTTCCAGGAAGACCCGGCAGCGAACCGGGTGGGATCAGGCGGCGCTCATCTCCTTGCGCTGCGCTTCCTCGAAGCTTTCGATATCGGAAAGGACGTAGGTCACGTGACCGCCGAGTTTGAAATACGGCGGCCCCTTTCCCTCGGAGCGCCACCGCTCCAGCGTGCGCACCGACACGTCCCAGCGCGTCGCCAGCTGGCGCTGGTTGATGTGCCGCACCGCAGTGCCGTCACACCGGCCGGCCAAGTAATGATGCTTGCTCATGCCGGGCACCTACCGGCGCGGCTTCCGAAGTGTCGGGGTGCCGAGTTGTACCCCCTGAACCCTGCCGCTTCTCCATGAGATGAGATGATCGAGGATGTGCATCGCGCTGCCTCGCGGACGTCGGGCGCGGGCTCGCTGACGTAGATCGCCAGCAGCGGCGTCCCATCGGCATGGGTGCCAGCGTCCTCGATTTGGTAGTTGCAGTTGGGCTCGCAGACCTCGGTCAGTTCCCAGCGGCGATAGAGTCCTGGAAGACGCCTGAAATCCGCGAGCGACAGATCGGCAGTGCGGTTCATGCTTGCCTGCTTTCGGCTGAAGGGACGGCGCTCGGAGCGCTCGAACGGGAAAAGCCATCGGCGAAGGCAGATCGGGACATCGGCTCAGGGGATTTCCGCCAGGGCGTCGCGCAGCTTGGGCATCGCGCGCTGGTAGCGCTTGCGGGCGGCGGCCTCGGTCAGGCCCATCTCGACGGCGACCTCGGCCTGCGAGAAACCCTCGATCGCCACGCGGATCACCAGAAGGGCGTCCGCGCCGATCAGCTTGTGCAGGTCGTCCTGCAGGTGCGCATCTTCCGCCCCGGGCTGTCGCCCCGCCTGATCGGCGGGCACGTCGTTGATCTCGATATCGCTGGCCAGATCTTCGCAGGCTGCTTCGCGCTTGCGCGCGCGAATCATGTCGCGCTCGACGTTCCGCAGGACTGAGGCTGCGATCCAGTTGACGCGCCCCAGGTCGAGGCCGCGGACTGCCTCAGTGGTGCGCGCCAGCACGTCGGACGTCATCTCGTTGGCTGTGCCGATCCTGCGCCAGATCGAGCGGCGCCGGATGGCGTCGAGGCCGGGCCAGAGCGCCAGCAACAGCAGCGTCAGGGCGCAGTCGGACGCGGGTCCGTCGCCCTGCGCAGCTACGACCAGCGCGGAAAGAATCACGTTCTTCCGGGCCGGATCGCCGGTCGTACGATGCAGCCCGTCAAGAAGGGCCGCTGGATCGCGGAACGGCGCGAGGGCGGCCTGCGTGCGCCGGACGGCGTCGAAACTACGCTGGAAGTGAAGGCTCGTGGAGGAATGCATGAGGTGATCACGGATCTCGTGCCACGCGAAGGACATCGGACGCCTGCCTTGCGGCCAGGCGTCCGGCGCCTTGTCGTGGCCAGGTCAGGACGTCGCGCGTCTCTGCGATTTCAGGGGGGGTAACTGTGCGCGTCAGCGCGCGGGCGCGGTCGCGTTGTTCAGCGTGCTGCAGCCACGGCAGGTGGCCTGAACCGGAAAGCCCACGAGATACTCGTGCCCCCGCGCGAAGCGCAGGTGCATCCGGCCGTCCCGGCAGACTCCGAGCAGCTTGTCACAGCGCGTGCAGCGCCATTCCGCGTTCAGGGTGGTGGGCTTGGTCGTCGCGGCGCCGGTCCAGCTCGTCGGGGCTGCCTGGCGCGAGGGGAAGGGAGTCGGCATGGGAGTGCTCCTCTATGTGGAGCCCCTCCAGTAATCAGCGGTTCGTTAGACCGTCTCCCGCTTCATTTTAGACGGCCTTTAGACGACGGCCTCGACGGGCGCTTCGACCGGTTCGGGTGCTGGCCGCGGCGCGACGATCAGGCGCCAGTAGCCGCGCTTCGCCCCCTTTGCGATGTAGAAATCTATGATGTCCTGCCACATCTCCTTGCGGAACGCCTGCTGGGGACTCTTTGCCGAGAAACCCTTCATCAGGTCGCCGACGTAAACGTCCGCGGTGCCCGTTGCATACGCGGCGACAAGGCGTTCGAAGATCGTAAGTTGTTCATTTCCAGCGAGGTACAGCGGCTCACGGCCGGGAATGTAGAGCGTCCCGGATTGCGTGCTGCTGCGGTCGACACGCGGCGACCCGCCGCCGTGCGCGAGCGAGTGGCTGCTCCGATATGCGAGTTCCAGGCCGTCGCGGGAGAAGAGCATCTCGTCGTCAGCGGGTGATAGATGTAACAGAAGCGGTACGACCACGTTCGACCCGAGATGCGATGGCATTTCTTCGCTTGCCGCCAGGATGATCCCGACGCCAGATGTATTCCGGGCTCGCAACATCAAATCCAGCCGCTGTGCAGTTCTTGGGTCATTGATGCGCCTGGCAAAATAGACGAGAACGTCGGCATCATCGATCCGCATTGCACCCAGAAGATTCAGGTCCCGGTCGAGGATCTGGGCTGCCCGCTTGTTCAAGATCGGTTTCATCAGCCGCATGAGCGTCTCTTGAAGCCACTGGCCGTTGATGGCAAACATCTTGATATCCGATACAGGTCGCCTGCCTGCGTCCTGGCCGAACGGCCCCTCCGTGCGGACCATGCCTGCTGTCGCCGAGGGCTTGATGGTGCCTTCCCCGTCGATGTCGTCGTCCTCGATGAGGACCACATCCTGCCGATCACGGCGCTCGAGCAGCCCGCCTTCGATAAGACGGCTGGCGTCGAGCCCCAGTTCCAGAAGATACGCGCCGCTGACCTCGTCCTCGACCCGGTCGTAGAGTTGAACTAGCTGGGGGAATATCGCGCGCAGGTCGTCGGGTGCGATCTGCCGGAATGCGCTGAGAATCCCCCATTCCTTCAGGAGCGCAAAGCCAAGGCTGCGCTCTTCCGGATCCATCTTACTCTGTAGATTGCAGCTCTTCGTGCCGGCGATCGTGATGTTGATCGTCCGCTCCTTCTCGTCGCCGACGCGATTGTAGGCGACCGCGATCCCGATCCGGCTGAACGCCTCGGCGCGCCGAAAGATGTTTCCGGCCCCAAGATACTGGTCCGCCACTTCCTCGATATCGTCGTCAACGGTGACCTTCAGCTGCAGCTTACGGCGCCAAGTGCCTAGCCGAACCTCGGCTTCCAGAACGCGCGCAAACGCGAGCTGGTAGCCCTCGATCTCGGGAGGCTTCAGAAGGAGCGAAGTACGGAACCGGGATAGGTTGTAACGCTTCCAGGTCAATGGCTTCTGAGAGATGTCGTGCCCGAGGGCGATTTCGGCGAACGCGTCGCTGACCGTCTGGCGGACCACCGGGCTGTCGGCGCAGACCTCGATCTGGCGCAGCGATGGCGTGTAAATCAGCGTCGCCTCGTTCGGCGGGCGATAGTAGATGGTGTCCCTGCGTCCGTCATGCCGGTGGTCGTGGACGCTCGATAGCGGCCCGCCATGCCGGACGATTAGCATGATCGATGCAGGGTGCGAGTCGGTGGCCGGCAGATTGAGAGCCTTCACCTCGCATGAAATCTCCGGTTTCAGCTCAAGCATGTCCTTGATCTTTGTGGCCAGCGCCGCCTCGTCGATTGCCGCAGCATCGAGCGCCATGTGGTTCTCGAGTTCGACCTCGAAGGCGTCATAGAGCTTGCCATGGTCACGGAACTGCCGGGCGAAATGGAAGCTCTCTGCATCCGCGAAAGTCTTGTACGCGTTCAAGTAGACCCATATGCTTCTGCATAGCTGATCGGGCTGGCGCTCGAATTGTTCCGATTGGCCGCCATCGAGCCGCTGCTCGACGATCGTCGTAAGGGAGGTGACGCCTTTGCCGTCCGCGAGAGACCGGATCCTTCGTGCTCGCTGCTCTGCTGGCTGCAGTTCGTCCTGATCGAATTCTGACAGCGTCTGGATGAGTCTTTGCCTGAACATCTCGACCGCTTTTTTGTCAGAGTGATCAGGCAGGTCCTCGGGCAACTTGAAGTCTGGCTCGTTATCGCCCTCCCGAAAAGCAAGGGCTGCACGGGCGAGGTCGACGCGCGCATCTTCGATCAGCCTCAGGACATGGGGACCGATCCGATTTGCTTTACGCGCCATTGATTCACCGCAACGAACAACTGATCAGGATTGATTCAACCCAAAATAATCATGGACGATGGGATTCGGTGCAAGATCGGATTTTCTGCCCTCGTTCGCAATTTAGAGAGTCGCCGTCGTTGGATGTCCCGTCTCAAGCCCCTGGGTGGCTTTTGATCGGTAACGACATCACCGAACACGCCCAACCGAGCCATGAATCGCTCCAGCCCGCCCACCACCGGTCCCCATCTCCCACCGCACCTCCGCGAGGTCTGCGCCATCCTGGCCGCCGGCCTGCTGCGGCTGCGCAGCCGCAGCGCCGAGGAATGTGCCCGTGACGCCGCGGAGACCGGGGACCACGGAGAGTTTCGCCTACACTACGTGCCCCACCAGCGCGGTCATGCAACCCGGACCAACCGGAGAGACGCATGACCAGACTGGCCAAACCCAAGGGCGCCGCGGCCACCGCCGCGCCCACCACGTTCCCCGCCATCCCGCCTGCCGACGTGCTGGGGCGCCTGGCGGCCCTGAAGACCGCGCCCGCCGCCGAGTTGCAGGCGCAGTGGCGAGAGCTCTTCGGCAAGGAGGCACCGCCGCACAACCGGACCTTCCTGCAGAGTCGACTGGCATACCGGGTGCAGGAGCTCGCTTACGGCGGGTTGAAGCCCGAGACGCTGCGGCGGCTCGAGGCGTTGGGCGAGCAGCTGGATGGCGGTAACCCGGTGCTGCGGCGGATCCGGGTCGACGACAAGCCGGTCACCGGCACGAAGCTGGTGCGGAACCACCAGGGGGTCGAGCACACCGTGACCGTGCTGGTCGACGGGTATTCCTGGGAAGGCCGCCCCTACAAGTCGCTGTCGGCCATCGCGCGCGCCATCACCGGCACGCGCTGGAATGGCTGGACGTTTTTCGGGATTGCGAACCGGCGGGGGTCAGCATGAGCCGGAAATCTGGACTTCCCGCCGGTGGGAAGTCGACGGCAGCACCGCCTGTCCGTAAGGTCCGCTGCGCCGTCTACACCCGAAAATCCACAGACGAGGGGCTGGAGAAGGAATTCAACAGCCTGGACGCCCAGCGCGAGTCATGTGAGGCGTACATCGCCAGTCAGCGCACGGAGGGCTGGGTGCTGGTGCCCGACTACTACGACGATGGCGGCATCTCCGGTGGCACGCTGGAGCGCCCGGCCCTGCAGCGCCTGCTGCGAGACATCGAGGCCGGCTTGGTCGACGTCGTGGCTGTCAACAAGATTGACAGGCTGTCGCGTTCGCTGATGGATTTCGCCAAGCTGGTCGAGACCTTCGACGCCCACAACGTCACCTTCGTTTCGGTCACGCAGTCTTTCAACACGACGACCAGCATGGGCCGGTTGACGCTGAACATCCTGCTCAGCTTTGCTCAGTACGAACGCGAGATTATTGGCGAGCGGGTGCGCGACAAGATTGCGGCGTCCAAGGCGCGGGGCATGTGGATGGGTGGGCCAGTCCCGCTTGGCTACGACGTCCGCGACCGCAAGCTGGTAGTGAACGAGGTGGAAGCCGCGACGGTGCGGCGCGTGTTCGATGCCTTCGCCACGATCGGTTCCGCCACGCAGCTAGTGCCGGCGCTGCGTGCCGAGGGCCTGCTGACCAAGATGGGGCGGCCGTTCGACAAGGGGGCGATCTACAAGACGCTGAGCCTTCGTACCTATCTCGGCGTCGTGACGCACCAGGGGAAGGTCTACCCTGGCGAGCACCAGGCGATCGTGCCGCAGGACCTGTGGGACCGGGCGCACGACATCATGCGGGAGAGCCCGCGCGTCCGCGCCAACGAGGCCCGCCGCCAGACACCGGCGCTGCTCCGCGGATTGATCTTCGGGCCGGACGGCAGGGCGCTGTCGCCAACGCACACCCGTCGCAGGGGCAAGCTCTACACCTACTATGTGAGCCAGGCCGTGCTGAAGGGCACCGACGACGGCGGTACGGTCCGCCGCATCTCGGCGGGCGAGATCGAGGCCGCAGTGATGGACCAGGTGCGGGCGCTGCTCTGCCAACCGGAGGTGGTGATCGGCACGTGGCGCGCCGCGCAGGCCGAGGCGCCAGACCTGACCGCGGCTGAGACGCGCGTGGCACTGGAGCAGCTTGACCCGCTGTGGGACGAGTTGTTCCCCGCCGAGCAGGCGCGGATCGTGCGGAGCCTGGTCGAGCGTGTGGACATCAGCCCCGCGGGCGCCGACATTCGGTTACGGCTGGATGGCCTGGCCGGCTTGGTGCGCGATCTGCGGGCATCCCCCGTGCGCGAGGCCGCCTGATGTCCGTCAGCATCACGGTGCGGGTGCCGGTCACCATCAGGAAGCGCGGCGGGCGGCGGCTGGTCGTGGCGCCCGATGGCGCACCCTGGTCGGCGCCGCGTGCACGAATCGACAACACGCTGGTCAAGGCATTGGCACGCGCCCACCGGTGGAAGAAGATGCTGGACGACGGCCGCTACGGGACGGTCACGGAACTGGCGGCGGGGGAGAAGCTGGATCGCGGCTACCTCGGCAAGATCCTGATGCTGACGCTGCTGGCGCCGGACATCGTGGAGGCGATCCTGGACGGGAGGCAGCCGGCCGAACTCGGGGTCCATGTGCTTCGGGAGGGGTTTCCGGTGGAATGGGGGGAGCAGAGGGCCAATCTGGTCGCCTGACGATATGTTGGATGGCGATAGGCATTGGGGGCGCTGCAATCTGCCCCGGGCGGGTAGGGCCAGTCGAGACGAATGGCGTCATAGAGAGGTTCTTCCGGACGATGAAGGAGCAGGCCATCCACGGCCGCGTCTTCCAGACCATCGACGAGGTCCGCGACGCTGTCCGCGCCTTCGCGGCCCGCTACAACGCCAAGTGCCTGATCGAGAAGAACGGCTACCTCAGCCCACTCGCCGCTCGCGCCGGTCGCATCGACACGACCCGACGGCACGCTGCATAG